CCTCGTTTGTCGTCCCAAGCATCGGCATAGTTATGTGGGAAAGCATTACCAATATATGTAATGTTGCCTAGTGTTTGTCTTTTGTGAAAGTGTCCACTAAACACATATTCCTGATGTTTAAAATGATCTGCTTGTAGTTCGCCTGTGTCTGGCATTTGCACCATTGCATTCATATAAAAGTGCGGAAGTTCAAAGTGACCAAACATATATTTGCTTTTAATTTTAGGAATTTGTTTCCATTCTTCGCCTACTAACCAAGGAACAAGTGTTGTGTCGCCTAGTGTAGTCATTTTATTGATAACTGTTATACCTTCTATATGATTAGCAAACTCTACAGAATGGATATCACGTTTGTCTTTGTAGTACAAATCGTGGTTACCTGGAAAATAAAAGAATTGTTCAAATGCCTTTCCTAGTTTTTCTAACGAACGGATTGAATGATCCATTGTAATAATGTTAAGTGAATTTCGATTGTGATGCCAGTCACCCATAAAGATGCCTGTTTCACAACCATTTGCTTTGGCTTGTTCAATATACCAATCAACAAACTCTTCACAATCTTCGTTGTGAACTTTAGAGTTAGATTTTAAGCCAAAATGGATATCAGTAAATACGGCGGCTTTTTTAAACAATTTTTATACCTCTAGTTTTATAGTACACTAAAAAAGTGTAAATGTCAATCATCGTTTGTGTTAGAATCATCGTCATCATCATCAACAGATTCCGGCGGATCCTCACTACGGTAAACGATTTTTGCACCATTACCTTCTTCAGCCATTTTCTTTCTTTGGTCTTCTATTTGCCTTTCCCATTCGCCTTCCATTTGCCTTGTATAACTTGGAGTCATATCATTCATTTCTAAGATATCATCACGTATGTTTTGATTACGTTTTTCAATATTAATAACTCTTACAAAAGAATTGGTAACAGCCGCGGTATAGTACGCAAAAGGATTCTGCGATTTACTTTCATCAAACTGTAACCCGATTTGTGCAAGTTGTAGAATTGCCTGTCCACGCATTTCGTCATTGTAGGTGTAACCACGAACGTTACCTCTAGTTGCATAACGATCGCACAGTTTCATCCACATACGTGCTAATTTTTCTGTTGCTGTTCCGGTTTTCCCATCAAAATATCCGTTTTCCATGCCACCCTTCCAGTGACTCTTTCCTACGCAAACAAGTTCGTCATTTTCGTCAAACTTGTAGTGTTGGAATGGCGGAAAATTTAATTTTACTTTACGATCAGCAACACTCTTTGGATTCTTTTTGCGGCCTTTTTCATCTGGAATATGATCAAATGTCATAATCCTAAAAATTAATTCTTCTTTGGTAATTTTAGTGTAAGGTATCTCGCAGTCTGCTTGTTTTACCTTTTCCCCTGCTTCCTTGCGTGTAGCATAGGCTTCTTGCGATAAGCGTTTTGCTTTATTACGCTTTGCTTCAGCAATGGTTCTTACGTTAATTTTTTCTATACTAGGTAGTATAATGTCGTATTGATTGTAAGAATCATCAACAAAACTGCAAAAACTAGACTTTGACTTGTGTATTTCAGCAAGTATGTCTTTGTTGTTCAAATAATTTACTTTTTTCACTTAGAAACTCCGATAATATGTCTTATTATAATGTACTCTGATAATTTTGTCAATAAATACTTGTAACGAGGATTACCAAAAATTATGGCAGATACATTCGACATTTTTAAAAAACCTATTTCAGGTGCTGGCTCCATCATTAATGATGGTAAAAAACTTGTGGCAGATATTGGCGAGTCTTTTAAAGATAACGCTAAAGGCTTTATGAAAGCAATTCGTGCTCGAACTATTCCTACAGACGGCGAACCAGAAGAAGTTGAATTAGCGTCTGCACGTTGGTCAGCAGACCCAGAAGGAAAAGATTGGAGAGTCAAATTAAGTTTACCTCCTATTGACGCTTTTACAAAAAGCAAGATGATGACTAGACTTATTGAAACAGGCGGATTGGCTTTTCCATACACACCGACTATTATTATGAGTCATCAAGCATCTTATAACGCATTAACACCTGTACATAGTAATTATCCGTTCTTTACGTACCAGAACTCAAGTGTGGATGCTATGACACTTACCGGACAGTTTATTGTTCAAAATGCTCTAGAAGGCGAGTATTGGATTGGAATGCTACACTATCTAAGATCAATAACTAAGATGTTTTATGGAGCCGGCGCTGATCAAGGTGCACCTCCACCAATTGTTAAGTTGAATGGTTATGGCGATTATGTTTTCAAAGATGTTCCTGTAATTATTACAAACTTTACTCTTGATATGCCAACAGACGTTGACTATGTTGCTGTTAATATGGCGTTGATGGGATTAGCGGGAAATGATAGAAAGCAACAAGAGGACTTTGAACGCCAAGCACTAACAGAAGGATTTGGTCAAGAACTAGCATATGTTCCTGTTGACAGCACAGTAACAGTAACACTACAGCCAATCTACTCAAGAGACAAAGTAGAGAAATTTAGTTTAGGTGCATTTGCTAGAGGCGATTACCTAGGAACTGGAAAAGGATATATCTAATGCAAGAATCACCATGGGCAGATACAAGAATTTTTAACGGTGAGTTTCTTGACATATTGTCAATTAGACCCGTTCCTGAAGAGAGTGACGATATAAAATACGTAATCCAATCACAGTATCATCAACGTCCAGATTTGTTAGCCTATGATATGTATGGCACTCCAAAGTTATGGTGGGTGTATGCACAACGAAATATGGATGTTCTAAAAGATCCTGTTTATGATTTTAGATCAGGGCTGGAAATTTTTGTTCCTAAGGGTAGCCAACTAAGAAAAATATTAGGAGCCTAGTATGGCTGATAAGAAACTATACCCTTGGCAAACTCCAGAAGGTAAAGTAGAGTTCAATAAAAGAGATGGCCTTGATGTCTATGACGAAGACTACAGACAAGCACAGTCATACAGTGACAGAGGCACGTTGTCATATGAAACAGAAGCCAATCTTTATCTAGCACAAAAGGCACGTGAAGAAAAACAAGCCAAAGTAAAAGCAGATTCACTTGCAGTTGACACAGAAGAAAAAACAAAAACTGCAACCACTAAAAAAACTAAACCTACAGAGTATGTTCGTGTAGCGGCACGTAGAGTTGCTTACACAGCAGACGGACGACAGATTGATTTGCCTATGCCTAACAAACTTAAAGGCTATGCAAGTTACAATTATAGAATATCAATGTTTGCTCTTACAGATGAAGAAATTAATAATCCTGATGAAACGTATAGAAAGCGTGATCCACAAGTTGCTATTATGCGAAGCGGTGGTGGGTTAGGTGATCGAAAAGTTACAACAGCATATGAAATTAATGGTAAGAAAGTAGAATTCTTTATTAACAATTTGGCAATTGAATCTGTAATTGCACCTAACAGAAAAAAATCAGGAACAAACGCAACAGGATTTACGCTTGAAGTATTAGAACCATACAGTATGGGATTATTCTTACAGGCATTGCAAATTGGAGCATTACAAGCAGGACATAAAAACTATCTTGAATCACCATTCCTATTAAAGATTGATTTTGTAGGTTGGGACGACGATGGTAATAGATATGTTGTTCCTAGTGCTAAAAAATTATTACCTTTTAAACTATCAGGCAGTGATCTACAAGTTACAGAAGGTGGCAGTTCTTATCAAGTATCGGGATATCCCTTTAACGAAGCGGCACTTACAGATATCGTACAAAGACTTCCAGTTGATGTTTCAATATCAGGTAGAACACTAGAACAACTATTACAAAGTGGACCATTAAGTTTAATGACTGAGGTCAACAAATATCACGCTAAAAGAGCATTAGAAAACAAAGTACTTACAGCAGATCAATACTTTGTTGTATTTCCAATTCAACGTGCATCAAAAGGAAAACTAACAAAGTCTTCAGGTGACGGGCAAGGAGCAACTACACAGTCAAACCAAGACGGAACAATTCAGTCAAGCACAAACAGTGGTGGATTTAATTACAGTGTTGAGGAAAAACAAAAGTTATGGAATGCAATTCAAAAAGGTGAACTTTCAACAGAAGCATCTGTATATCTTGAACAGCGTTTGATGACATCTGTTACTAAAACTACACTAGGTCAAGATATTTTAGAAAAACAAACTGGCGAGAAAAATTCTAATTCAATAGGAACGCAAAACGTATTTGATCCTAACGCAGTTGGTGTTACTAACCAACCATTTGGTCTTGCAGGATTTGCTTGGGATAAGAATGACAAAGTTTGGAAACGTGGCGGATCACAATTACAGATAGATCCAAGTATAGGTCAACTTAAATTTCTTAAAGGTGCAAAAATACAAGATGTTATTCAAGAACTTGTTCTTATCAGTGATTGGGGTAAACAACTTGTTGATGCTACACCAGATGAGAACGGTATGAAAGATTGGTTTAAGATTGACACTCAGGTGTTTCAAATTTCTGATAACGACACAGAAGCACAGTATGGTCGAAAGCCTAGAATTTATGTTTATAGAGTTTTACCTTACAAAGTACACGAAGCACGTTTTGTACAGCCTAGTAAAAACAGTTACGGTATTGAAGCACTACGTAAACAAGTATGTAAGAGTTATGACTACATTTATAGTGGCGCAAACGATGATATTATAGATCTACAAATTAATCTAGATACAACATTCTTTAAAAGCATTTCTCCTGGTAACCTTCCTAAAACTAGCGGACAGGACGCACTTAAATCTGCTGAAGAAAAAAATGATGCAATTGAAACTGACGAAGGCGATGCTACAACTGTAATGAGTAATCCAGGTATTAGAGCAGTTGACAATCAGATAACAACATCTATGACAGCAGGTGCTGTTAACCCAGATGATTTTAAAATTGAAATAGCAAGAAGTTTTAACGAAGCGATTGTTAACTCAGATGTTGACTTGCTAACAGTTGACATGACCATATGGGGCGACCCCTATTATATTGCAGACAGTGGTATGGGTAACTACAACTCAGAAAACTCACTGTTAATTAACGTTGATGCAAATGGTAACGTTGATTATCAACAAGGTGAAGTTGATATTGAATTAAACTTTAGAACACCTATTGATATTAGAGATAATGGCATTATGGGATTTCCAAGCGATCAAGTCGCAGTTAACCAGTTCAGTGGACTATATCAGGTAATTAATGTATTAAACAATTTCCAAGACGGACAGTTTAAACAAACACTAAGTCTTGTAAGACGCAGTAATCAGCATCCTAAATTGGAATCTGATCAAAGTGATAAGAAGTCGACAGAAATTAAAGCAGATCAAGGAGATCCGTTCTAATGGCAAATGAAAAACGATCAGGCGGTATAAATCAAACCGGACTTAATGCAGGTCCGTACATCGGTCGCGTCATTAGTCACCTTGATAAAAATTACATGGGTACGCTTGAAGTTGAAATATTAAAAGCAACAGGCAGTAATAATGATACAAGAGCAGACGGACAAACTTTCCAAGTAAAATATGCTAGTCCTTTTTACGGACAAACTCCCTATAGTGGTGTAACAAACAACGTAGAATTTAAATATGGACAACAAGCATATGGTATGTGGTTTATTCCACCAGATGTTGGCACAAGAGTTTTGGTTACATTTGTTGAAGGCCAACCTAATTCCGGTTACTGGTTTGCTTGTTTACCTGACAATTACACTAACTTTGCTGTTCCAGATAAAGCGGCAACTTCCTATGTTACCAAAGAAAAAATTAGTCAAATTGACACAAGTTTGTTTGCGACTGCGACTCTTCAACTAGCAGGAAAATTACCTGCAGGAGAAATCAATAAGAAACTAGCATCAAACCAAGGTGTGGATCCTACAAAGTTTCCTAAACCCTTTGATGTAGATCATTTTAATGTTCTAGTAAAATCAGGACTTTCGGCAGATTCTACTAGAGGACTTACAACATCAAGTGCAAGGCGTGAATTACCTAGTATGGTATTTGGTATTAACACTCCGGGACCTTATGACAAACGTCCTGGCAGTCCTACAGTGTCCTACGGAACAAAAGATGCTAGTGCAAAAGTTCCTTTTAGTAGACTAAGCGGACATCACTTTGTGATGGATGACGGTGATGATAAACTTTTACGTAAAGGTCCGGCGGCAACTACACCAAAGGAATATGTTAATGTTGAAGCGGGTGAGAAGGGCGGTGATGTAACACTACCGCACAATGAGTTGTTGAGACTGCGTACTAGAACAGGTCATCAAATTCTAATGCATAACACAGAAGATTTAATCTACATTAACCATGGTAGTGGTAATGCTTGGATTGAACTAAGTGCCAATGGTAAAATTGATATTTTTGCACAGGATAGTATTAGTATGCACACCGCAGTAGATCTTAATATTACTGCCGACAGAGACATTAACCTTCATGCTGGACGTAATACAAATATACTAAGTGAAAGTGATATACAAATTGAAACACCAGCAAACTTCCAACAGTTTGTTAAGGGAAATTCAAAGTGGACTACACTGAAAGATCATGAAACATTCGCAGGTGGACATATTTGGGAAACTAGCATTGGAACGAATGAAACCAAAGCCAACGGAAACATTATTGAAACAGCACCAAACATTCATATGAACGGCCCAGAGGCATCTTCTGTTTTACCGCTAACTCCGTTAGCCAAGCACGTTGTGCCTGGTCCTTCGCAAACTAGCGTACCCGGCGCTACCGCGACCGACGAAGCGTCGCTACACAAGCGTTTACCGCAGGCGGAGCCGTGGCATAACCACGAAAACGTAGACCCAATGATATACACAGCGATACAAACTGACAGAACTAACACAGACGATTTAGTAGGTAGTGTTTCCAGCACAGGTGAAGGCCCTGCTAAGCCAGACGTTGGTTTAGACAGGGTTGATACATTTAAAAAGTCGGGTACTTAATGACGGATAAATATTGATATGAGCAGTTTAGAAAAAAATACAGTATTAACAGTTAAAGTTCCGGATAAGCAAACTCCTAAGGTACCTGTTAAGCAAAGTGCTTACAGAGGTCTCAGTACTGTAAATCCTGACAACACAAGTTATACTTTGTACGATATAGGTCTTATCAAGCAAGATCTTCTAAACCATTTTCATATTAGACAAGGAGAGAAGTTAGAAAACCCTGAATTCGGAACAATTATTTGGGACGTTTTGTTTGAACCTATGACTGAAACGCTTAAAAACGCTATAGTAACTAATGTAACAGATATTATTAATGCGGATCCAAGAGTTAACGCTCAAAGGGTTATTGTTGACCAATATGAAAGTGGCATTCAAATTGAGTGCGAGTTAACATACCTACCATATAATATCTCAGAACAGTTGAAATTCTCGTTTGATCAGAACGCTGGATTTATAGTATAGAATTAAGTGTTCAGATAATTCAAACAAATAAATACTAATACAACGAGGAAAGTAGATGTCAACAACTGATAGACAAAATAGGCTATTACTTGCAGAAGATTGGAAGCGAGTATACCAAACATTTAGAAACGCAGACTTTAAGTCATATGACTTTGACAGTCTACGTAGAACAATGATCAACTATCTAAGGGAAAATTATCCTGAAGATTTTAATGATTACATCGAATCCTCAGAATATCTTGCACTAATTGACCTTATTGCTTACCTCGGGCAAAACCTAGCGTTCAGAACAGATCTAAATGCAAGAGAAAATTTCCTTGAATTAGCAGAACGTAGAGAATCTGTGTTACGTTTAGCACGACTACTTTCCTATAATCCTAAGCGTAACCAGTCTGCTAACGGTTTATTAAAATTTGAATCAATTAGTACAACAGAAGATATTACAGATTCAAACGGTATTAATTTATCCGGCCAAACAATTATTTGGAATGATCCGAGTAATCCTGAATGGCCAGAACAGTTCCGTAAAATCTTAAATTCTGCTTTACCTCAAAACGGTATTATTGGTAAACCAATTAAGAAAGAAATAATTAATGGCATTACAACAGAACAATATAGATTTAATGCTTCAAATACAAACTTGCCAGTTTACAGTTTTAATAAAAACGTAGGCGAAAAGAATGTAACATTTGAAGTAACAAGTTGTTCAATTGATGCTGACAAAATTTATGAAGAAGATCCATTACCAGGAAATAGTTTTGCATTCTTATATAGAGAAGATGGCAAAGGTGCAGGATCATCTAACAGTGGATATTTTGCACATTTCCGTCAAGGTGTTTTAGATACTGGTGGATTTACAGTTAAGAATCCTACACCAAATCAAGCAGTGCAAATTGACACAACTGGAATTAACAATAGTGACGTTTGGTTATACCAATTAGATTCTAATGGTAACGAACAAAACCTATGGACTAAAGTTGATGCAGTAGAAGGCAACAATGTTATCTACAATAGTTTAAGTAAAAATCAAAAAAACATTTACACAGTTTTAAGTAGAATTGACGATCGCATTACTTTATTATTTGCTGACGGTACATTTGGTGAAATGCCAAAAGGAACTTTTAGATGTTATTTTAGAAAAGGCTTAGGAAGTAAGATTACAGTTACTCCTGCAACAATGACTAACATTAATATTACTATTCCTTATGTTAGCAGAGCAGGCCAAGGCGAAACATTAAACATAACAATGGCATTAAAGTATACTGTTGATAATGCTAGTGCTACAGAAACAAGCACAAGTATTAAACAGAATGCTCCTGCAACTTTCTATACACAAAATAGAATGATTACTGGCGAAGACTATCAAGTAGCACCGTTAAGTGTTAGCCAAGAAGTTGTTAAAGTTAAAGCAATAAACAGAACATCAAGTGGTATTAGTCGATACTTTGATCTAATTGATTCTACAGGAAAATATTCAAGCACAAATATATACGGTGATGATGGTGCAGTTTATCGTCAAATATTAGATAAAAAAATTAGTTTTAATTTTCAAACAAGAACTGATGTTGAAGGTGCAGTTATAAACGTAATTGAACCTACTCTAACAAACACTCTTGTACAAAACTTTTACCTAAGTCAATTTCCAAAAACATCAGCAGGCGACTTATCTGCAAGTTGGACACAAGTAGCAAGCCAAACTAATAACTCTAGCGGTTACCTAACTGATAATGCTGATGTAAAATACACTGTTGGAACATTTACAGGTAGTACATTAAGATTTTTAGAACCAGGGTCTATTGTTAAATTTGTAGCACCTACAGGTTCACATTTTGATACTAGAGACAATAATGCTATTGTAACTGGTGATGCAAACTATCCAGGAGCAGTTACATATCTTTGGACTAAAGTTATTCGTGTAAACGATGACGGAACAGAAAATACTGTAGATGGCGAAGGCGCAATCATCCTTAATGATATTATTCCGACAGGGGCAATTCTTAATGAGATTAAACCTAAGTTTGCAACAAATTTAACAGCAAGTGTTATTTCACAAATGATTGAACAAATCTTTGCTTACAAAACATTTGGTTTACGCTATAGTTTAACTGATAGAGAATGGCGAGTAATTTTAAACAATAACCTTAATATTAGTAATGCGTTTAACATGGGTAAATCCGGTGATAACTCAAATCAAAATTTAGATTCAAGTTGGTTACTGCTATTTGAAACTGACGGTGAAAAATATACTGTAACATACAGAGGTGTACGCTATATCTTTGAAAGTGACAAAGAGGTTAAGTTCTACTATGATGAAACAGATAAGATTTATGATAGTAAAACAGGAAAAATTATTAAAGACAAAATTAACATTATGTCAATTAACAAACAACCAGATAGTATTCAACCACTAACGGTTGACTACCCTTGGCAAGTTACAAAAGAGTATAGAGATGAAGAGAATTATGTAAACAGTAAAAAGGTTGAAGTAGGATTTTTTGATTCCGACTCTGATGGAATTATTGATAATCCGGATCTGTTTTTAGATTTTGTTGCTCCTAGCGTGAATCCAGCAGATAAATTTGTATTCTTAAAAGAAGAAATTTCTAATAACAAGTCAACAAACTTTAATTTAGTTAATCCTACTGCTTATAACATTATTGTAAGAACTAGTGAAACAGCAACAGGTCCTTTATCGGCGTACAATGACGGTACAATTTTTTACTTTATGGATGCTGATGTGTTTAAGCAATATAGCGAAACAACATCATCGTTAACGTTAATTACAAACTATAAAGCATATGTTGGAAGAAGCGATATTAAATTCCAATATGTTCATAGTGCAGATGAAAATAATAGATTAGATCCAAGTAGTACTAACATGATAGACACATACTTGTTAACTAAAACATATGACAGAAACTTTAGAGAATACCTACGTGGTGTAACATCTAGTAAACCATTACCGCCAAGTAGCGATGAACTGTTTCAAAACTTTGGTCAAGATATTAATAAGATTAAATCAATTAGTGACGAAGTAATTTATCATCCAGTTAAGTACAAAGTGTTATTTGGAGACAAAGCAGACGTTGATTTACAAGCAACATTTAAAGTTGTTAAGAACCCTGATATTGTAACAAATGACAATGATGTTAAGTTACGTTTAATTCAAGCAGTAAATGAATTCTTTAGTTTAGAATTTTGGGACTTTGGAGATAAGTTTAGTTTTTCAGAACTAGCAACATATATCATGACAAGTTTAACTCCAGATATACAAACTGTTGTTCTAGTTCCAAACCAAACCGGAAGAGCGTTTGGTAGTTTATATGAAATTACATCAGAAAATGACGAAATTTTTATTTCAGGTGCCACAGTTGATAACGTTGAAATTATTGACAGCGTTACAGCATCAAGATTGAAAGCATCAGGTGCAGTAGTAACAAATGCTACAAGCGATAATGCTGGAATTCAATCATCTACTAATACTGGGGGAAGTTAAAAGTAATGGCTTTTGATAATGATCAAAACGAGTTTCCAATTGAATCTGGCAATGAAAAAGAAAACAGAACCAGTTTAAAGCACCTACCTCGTTACTTTAGAACACCAGCAAACAAAAAGTTTTTAACAAGCACACTTGACCAACTAATCCAACCAGGTGAAGTAGAAAAACTTAATTCCTATTACGGTAGACGTGATGCAAGAGCACGTACAGCATCTGACAATTATGTTGATGATGTAAGCAAACAACGTGATGATTACCAACTAGAACCAGCCATTGTTATTAAAGACAATTTTGATAATATAGATTTCTATAAAGACTATAATGACTATATTAATCAACTTCGTTCGTTTGGTAACACTAACAAAGATCATAGTAAAATTAATGCCCAAGAATATTATGCATGGAATCCGCATATTGATTGGGACAAGTTTACAAACTTCCGAGAGTACTATTGGTTACCAAATGGTCCACAAGTTTTACCTATATATGGTCAAAACAAAGAAATAGTTTCAACTTTCAAAGTTACTATAGAGGAGAATGAAGACAATGTAGCATACAAATTCACGCCAAATGGTCTCACACAAAATCCTACTTTAAAACTTTACAAAGGTCAAACTTACATCTTTGAAGTTGACACTCCGGGGTATCCTATTGCGTTTGCAACCAACAGAGCATTTACCCCAGGTCAAGCATTGATCACAGAGACTGTTGAAGGCGTTCTAGCACCAGGTAAGTTTGATGCTGAACTTTATGAAGCAGACGGGTACGACACTGGAGAATACATAGTACAACCAGTAGAAGGAGGTATCACTGGATTTACAGATGGAGAAAATATCTCTACGCTGTTTACAGATGGCGTAGAAGCCGCAACTGTTTATGTTGAAAAAGGTACTATTAAATTTACAGTTCCTTTGGATGCACCAGACAAGTTGTTTTATATTAGCAAAGACGATGTTAACACAAGTGGTTTGATTACTATCTATAACATCGAAGAGAATACAGAAATTAATGTAGAAGAGGAGATTTTACAAAAGAAAACTTATCAGACACGTACTGATGTTGAACTATCAAATGGTATGCTTGTTGAATTTTTAGGTGATGTAACTCCTACAAAATATAGTGAAGGGTTATGGTATGTTGAAGGAGTTGGTGATTCTATTAAACTAATCAATAAAGCAGACCTTGAAATTACTGGTCCTTACAGTGCAAACGTGTATGTACCATTTGATAGTGAAAACTTTGATAGACTTCCTTTTGGACAAGCATTAAACTATCCAAAGGATAAAGACTATATTACAATTAACCGTGCGGCAATTGACGGAAACCAATGGTCAAGACATAATAGATGGTTCCATAGAGATGTTGTTGAAAGAGTTGCAAAAGCAAACGATACAGTAGTTGATCTTGATCAAAGTGCAAGAGCAACAAGGCCTATTATTGAATTTGATCCAGGATTAAGATTATACAATTATGGATCTAAGTTTAAATCAAATGTTGACCTTGTTGATACCCAAACATATGATGTGTTTTCAACTATTGAAGGATCGATAGGTTATAATGTTGACGGTATAGATCTTGCAGAAGGTTTGCGTGTTTTATTTACAGCAGACCCTGACCAACGTGTTAATGGTAGAATTTATAAAGTTACTTTTATTTCGTACAACGGACAAAGACAGATTGCATTAAAAGAAGAACCAGATACAGAGCCGTTGTTAGATGAAACTGTACTAGTTACATCAGGAGTTCAAAACCAAGGACAGATTTATTGGTTTAACGGAACTAAGTGGGTAAAAGCACAAGAAAAGACAAAATCAAACCAAGCACCGAAGTTTAACTTATATGATGCAGACGATATCTCGTTTGACACATATAATAGTAACACGTTTACTGGAACAAAAATATTTTCTTATAAACAAGGTACTGGTACAAATGACACAGTTTTAGGATTTCCATTAAGTTATAGAAATATTGAAAACAGTGGTGATATTGTTTTTAATTTTAACTTACTAACAGACAAATTCACATACCAAGAAAATCAAAAAGATTACACACAACAAACAGACGTTGCAACTTTAAGAAAGTATACAGACTTAACAACATATGAAAATGTAAGTGGTTGGAAAACAGCATACCAAGAAAGCACACAAAAGGTTGTTAGACAATATATTGTTGAAGGTCAGCGTAATGACTTTGCTGTAGACGTTTATGACCGTAGTGGTGATCTTAATGAGTTAAATGTCAAGGTGTTTGTTAATAATGATAGACGCACTGATTGGGAACTTAATAGAGAGAACGGCGTTGCATATGTTCATTTTACTTCTAATCTTGCAAATGGCGATATTTTAGTTTTACACTGTACTAGTGAAGCCGACAAGAACGAAAACGGAAAATACGAATTTCCTATTAACTTACAAAATAATCCACTGAACGAAAATGTTGTTGATTTTACATATGGTGAAGTTAATGACCATGTTGCATCTATTATCGAAAATGTTAATAATTTCAGCGGCAAGTTTCCGGGTTTAAGCAATCTAAGAGATATTGGTGACTTATCAGAGTATGGTACTAAATTTGTACAACATAGTGGTGCTTTACCTCTTGCAATGTATCATATTACTAACAAAAACTTTAATATTATTAAAGCACTTCGCTATGCAAGAAAAGAATATGCAAAGTTCAAACGTTCGTTTATTGATATTGCAACGAACATTGGCATTGACGGAAATGCTAAAACAGTTGTAAACGAAATTATTAAACAATGGCAATCAGACAAATCTAAACAATCAGCATTTTATTGGACTGACATGATAGGGTCGGGTGCTAATAAGACTAGAGAGTTCACTGTTGTTGATACCGGTAATAAATTTTACAGTTTAGAAACACCTTTTAATTTAGATACAATTTCTGCTAAAGCAGTTTACGTTTATCTAAATGATACTCAGTTGTTACACAATAGAGATTATACATTTACTAGTGAAGGATTTATTAAAATTACTGATAGTGTAGATCTACAACTAGAAGATACTATTTTAATATATGAATACGAGTCAACAGATGCTTCATATATTCCGCCTACTCCTACTAAATTAGGTTTATGGCCGTTACATATACCAAGAAAGTTTGTTGATAATTCTTATCAAACACCGCAAACAGTGATTAAGGGTCACGATGGCAGTATTACAAAAGCATACGGCGATTACCGTGACGACCTTATTTTAGAATTAGAATTTAGAATCTATAATAATATTAAAGTAAAATATGATGTTAATATTCTTGATATTGATAGTTTTGTAGGACATAAAAATAGAGATACAGGATTTACAAGACAAGATGTCAACGATATTATTATTACAGACTTTATTGAATGGTTATCAATTGCAGGTGATCCAGATTATTCTGCTGTAGATTTTTATGATAGAACAAATCAATTTACATGGAACTATTCTACTATGCAAGATCCAGATGGCAAAGCATTGCCTGGATTCTGGAGAGCAATTTATAATGAATATCTAAGTACAGACACTCCTCATACAACACCTTGGAAAATTTTAGGTTATATTGAAATGCCAAGTTGGTGGGAAGAAGTTTACGGTCCGGCACCTTATACAAATAATAATGCAATTCTTTGGGAAGACTTAGAAGCAGGCAGAGTTAGAGAACCTAATAAGCCTATTAGATATCGTCCTAACTATGCAAGAAAAGGTCTTTCTAAAACTATTCCTGTAGATGATAGAGGAAATCTAGTAAGTCCTTATGAAAGCGGTTATGCTAGAGGACTTATTGTTCCAGAAACAAATAAACAATTTGTATTTGGCGACGAAGCACCTGTAGAAACTGCATGGCGTAGAGGTAGCGAATATCCGTTCTCTATACTAACAGCATGGTTAATACATCAACCTGCAAAACTTATTGGACTTGGATTTGATAGAGCAAGAATAATCAGAAACACAGCAAATCAAGTTGTATATTCTACTACTTCTAAACGAGTTACACCAAGTAGTATTGTATTTCCAAACGGTACAGACGCAACAGTTAGAGTAACAACTGCTGGTCTTGTAAACTATTTGTTTAACTATATCAATGCTGATGTAACTAAACTAAATGAAACTTATAGCGAAGAAGTAACTAATATTAAGTGTCAATTAGGTTTCAAGGTTGGCGGATTTACGCAAAAATCTAAATTTAAATTACTACTTGACAGTAGAACACCTAGCAATAAAGGTAATGTGTTTATTCCGGAAGAGAACTATGATATATTCTTTAATGTAAGTTCACCGGTTGAAACAGTTGCATACAGCGGTGTTATTGTTGAAAAAAGACCAAACGGTTATGTATTAAAAGGCTATGATAAAAGCAAACCTTATTTTACATACTTTAAACATTTAGAACGTGCGGCGGATCCTGTAATTAACATTGGTGGTGTAAGTGCAAACTTCTTAGAGTGGGTTCCGGGAGAAAGATACCAGAAAGGACAAATTGTTCGCAATGGAGATACTTTCTTCAGGGTACAAGTATCCGGAACGTTTGATTCATTTAATACTAATAACTTTGTTAAACTTGCTGAACTACCAATTGACGGTGGTGCAGAGGGAATACTAAGAAGAACATTTGAACTTGGTGAATCTAAGTTATTATATGGAACTCTGTTACCAACTAGACAAGATGTAATTGATTTCTTATTAGGTTATGGAAAATATTTAGAAAAACAAGGATTTTCCTTTGAGAATTTTAATCAAGAAATTGAAACTATTGAAAACTGGGAACTTAGTGCAAGAGAATTTTTATTCTGGACAACTCAAGCATGGAATGACGGTTCATTAATTACACTGTCACCTAGTGCTATTAAATTGCAGTTTGCAAGAGATAATGCTATTGTAGATAATCTGTTTGACAACTTTTATGATTATACATTGTTAAAAGCAGATGGTCGTAAGTTAAGAGAAGATTTTGCTAACACAATTAGAAGTAACAAAAACGAATTTGGCCTAACACTTAAAAATACAGCAGATGGCATTTATTTTGTTAAGTTACCGTTAGTACAAAAAGAACACGTTGTCCTTATTGACAACAAAACTGTTTTCAATGACGTAATTTATAATCCTGCTCCAGGATATAGACAAGCAAGGATTAAAGTTCTAGGTTATAGAAGCACCGGCTGGAACGGAAGTTTTGATATTCCAGGTTTTACATATGATAACGTTGTAATTAAAGACTGGGAGCCTAATACAGATTATGCTATTGCAACAGTAGTTAAACACAAAACATTCTATTACAGTGCCAAGTATAAAATTCCTGGCACAACAGATTTCAATGACGAAGACTGGATTAGACTACCAGAAGAACCTAAGTCATACATGATTCCAAACTTTGATTATAAAGCAAATCAGTTTGCTGACTTTTATGATTTAGATACATCAAACTTTGATAGTGAGCAACAAAAGTTTGCCCAACATTTAATTGGTTATCAAAATAGAACATATTTAGAAAACGTTATTAATGATGATGTATCTCAGTATAAGTTTTATCAAGGAATGATTCAAGACAAGGGAACAAAGAATAGTTTAATTAAGTTCTTTGATGCACTTTCGAATACTGATAAATCAAGTTTAGAATTCTTTGAAGAGTGGGCATTTAAAGTAGGTCAATATGGCGCAAGTGAAGGATTTGATGAAGTAGAATTTAAGATTAACGAAGCAGATCTTAGACTACAACCACAACCATTCCAGTTGGTTAATCAAATTGATCCATTAGCAACTGACTTAGTTTATAGATATATTCCAAGTGATGTTTATAGCAAACCCACAAACTATAATCATGCACCGTTTCCTACTAAAACTTTAGACGAATCTAAGACTTATATTAAAACAGCAGGTTATGTAACAGAAGACGATATTGATTTTAAAGTTACTAATTACGATGATATCTTAGATCTAGATGTTAAATCTATTTCAGTGGGACAATATATTTGGGTTGCTAAACGTTTCCAAACATTTGATGTATTGCGTCAAAGTGAAACAGATCTTAAAGTAACTAAAATTATTAATTCAGACAGTTCGCAATCTATTGAGATTACAACTAGAAAAACTCCTAAGTTAGAAAAAGACGACATTATAGGTGTTCTAGGAACAACACCAAGTACTAATAGATTCTATAAAGTTAAACGTGTTAGTTTGAATACAATTTATGCTGAGACTTCGGGCGAAATTGAAGATGCAGAAGAAACAAGCGGATTTATTGTGCGACTTGAAAGTGTTAGAGTGCCTAACTTGTCTAACATTAATGAGAAAGTAACAAGAAATAATTACACACCCAATGAAAAGATTTGGATTGACTCAGACGAAAACGGAAGTTGGTCTGTAATTCAAAATTCTAATTCATACAGTGTACAAAAACAATCTTTTAATGCAACTTTAGCCGGAGTATTAGGAACAGACGAAAGAGGTTTTGGTACTAGCATTAGTGCAAACGAAATTAATTCGATCGTGGCTATTGGTGCTCCCGGAGTTACCCTTCCAGGAAGAGTTGATTTACACTTTAGAGCATCTGAGAATTTGCCTCTAGTGTTATCTCAAGAACTAGATTGTCCACCTAACTTATTCACAGGCGAGGAAAGTTTCGGTCAGTCTACAGCAGTTACTACTGACGGTAAGTTTATATTCGTTGGTATTCCATATGCATCAAATGCAAAAACTAATTACAAAGGTAATTTTAATCCTGGAGCAACATACGAAGACGGATCTATTGTAAAATATACAAATCAATTTTGGAGAGCAAAAGCAACAGTAGAACCTGAAGATCCAAGTTTAGATTTTAATAGTTTTAGTTCCCATGTAGAACAACAAGTTACTACATATGACGGTGAAAACTACGATGACTTCTATTTTATTCTTAGAGGTAATCATACATTTGTTGAGGATTTAGCAGACCACGTATTAATTAGAGCACCTAAATTACAATACGACGGAACACAAATCGGTGACACATTACATTTAAAATGGAATGACAAAAATACACGGTATCCTTCAGGAGTACAGCCGTTTAATGGTAATCAAACTCTAAGCGGAGATTTCTTTACAGGCGAACATTTAATTACTGAAAAAGTTGACGACATTTTATTAATCGACAATACACAGGCAATACCGAGTGTAAATGAAACTGTGTCTAGTGATGTTGCAGTGGGTAAAGTTGCGTATGCTTATACAACAGGTGATAATCGAACTATTATATACCTTAAAGAAACTAACGGTGACTTTGCAAACACAGGAACATTAGAACTTGGGGATATTGTCGTTGGTGATTACGAAAGACCCGTACAACAAGATGACCCAGCATTTGGTGGTTGGTGGAGAATTGATGTAGGATCATCGTTTGTATCAACTATAACAATTGAATCAAAACCATTTTTAGTTATAAAAGACATTGTTACAGCAAGTCAACCTAGAACACCGAACTCGTATGCAAACACATATGATAGTGTTGATGACTTACTTGATCCAGGTGTTCCGTCTTATATTGAAACATTAACCTTTAATGGAGATTCTGGTTTTGAGATCTCTGACAGATGGGCGTTTAGATTACCTAAATCAATTGAAACAGATTTTGCAGTTGGCGATACATTTAAATTCTGGTTTAACGAATTAAGAGGACTAGACAATAGTTTACAACAACCTACAGTTTTAAGTCCCGAACTAACATTTGCTTATCTAAACAGAACAGATCATGTTGTTGATGACATTTGGAATGGTTGGATTGAAATTAATCTTACTAACTTTGATAACAGCGGATCACCGACTGAAGGCGACCAAGATTATAACCCTAATTATGGTAATCCATATATTCCTGTTGTAGGAGATATTGTTAGAGATAATGATACACTAGCAACAGCAGAAGTTACATATGTTGAAAAGGTGTTTAACGATTTAAGACTATGGCTTAAAAATGTTTCAGGAACCTTTAAGAAGGGAAGCGAATTCGGTAATATCTCAAGTATTAGTATTGTTGAAGGTTCACAAGGTGCAGGAGTCATTAGACTTGTAGGTACAACTAAAGCACGTTACTTTAACAGTAACAGCCTAGGACCGATTATTGTAGTAAACAGAGGTGAAAACCTAACTGTAGGTACTGCTAGAACTTTACAAAACTTTGAATATTGGGTTTATAAGACAGATATATTACAAGGTATTCCACGTAGTGCAAATCCGCCTTCGGCAACAAATAATGATTGGGCTCGTGTTTATAATGTTACCGCTACTTCAGTGGGAACAGCAAGTAATTACACACGTCAAGGTGCAGTTGCAATTTATGAAAAGAATAACAGTAATTTTTATAATTTGTTAGAAGTTTTAATTACTCCTGATGCAGATAACTACAGACATTTTGGTAGCAAAATTGATCTAGTTACAAATGCAGACGGAACATATTCTGCTTATATTTCAAGCAGAGGAAACAGCACGTTTGTTCAACCAGGACGAATTAACACATACAATTATAGTAGTTCAAAAGGTTGGGTATTAGGTGTTGATGAAAATTATAGAGGTGATTTTAATACTACAGTTTCTTATTTTGAAGGAGAGTACACAAAATATGCTGATAAGATTTATCAAGCCAATACTAACTTAATCCCCGGAGCATTTGACTCAAATGATTGGACAGAAATTCAAACAGGTGTAGACCTCAACGGATTTATTCCTAACAATACTGGATTTATTGTTGGGGAAGATAGTGCTATTGATTCGACAAACTTATATGAGTTTGGCGTAAACTACGATGTAAGTGATAATGGTCAAGTATTAGCAACTATTGTAAAATATGGAGATACAATTGATAGTTCCATTGCTACACCTAAATTAGCAATATACAGAAAGTTAAACGGACATTTCTTGTTTGATCAATTAATTGATGCTCCAAATGCTGGAATCGGTTTTGGTGAGTGTGTAAGTGTTTCTAAAAATGGAAGATGGGTTGTTGTTGGTGCACCTAGATATAGTGAAGAATATACCAACCAAGGCGCTGTTTTTGTTTATCAATCAATCAATGGTAGATTCCAACAAGTTCAAATATTAACTGGTCCGAAAGGCTTATCTAATGAGAAGTTTGGATCAACAGTTGTATACGATACAGACAGATTAGTTATTAGTTCTGCAGGCGGTGATTTAACAAGTGTAACAGAGTTTGACGACAATACCACTGTATTTGATAATGGAACAACTTTGTTTAACACAACATTAACTGATACTGGAGAAGTGTTTGTATTTGAATTAACTGGTGATAGATATGTTTACGGCGACAAATTAGAATTATCTGATCCGAGAGCATTATATTTTGGTAAGATTCTTTATGCTAAAGGAAATCACATATATGCAGGACTTCCTAGTTATGTAAGAGCAGAAACTACAGTTCCTGGCAGTGTAATTGATTTTAGATCAAGTCCAAATGCAAGATTGTGGGAAAAGATTAGACAAGATAGACAGGTTGTAGATCTAGACAAGTTTAAGGGTATTCTTCTTTATGACGAAACTACTAAACAAACAGATGAATATATTGACTTTATTGATCCATTACAAGGAAAAATTGCAGGTCCTGCAGAAGTTGAATTATCGTTTAAAACAACATACGACCCTGCATCATATAATGTTGCGACAACAAATGCTGTTGTTAAAGACGCAACAACATACAATACTACTAACTTAGTTGGAAAATTATGGTGGGACATTGATGCTGTTAGATTTATTAATCCTTATGCAAATACAGGAAGTATCTTTAGCGTAAGTAACACCTTTAACACAGTTTTCCCAGGAACAGAAGTAGAAATTTATGAATGGGTAGAAACAGAACTAACACCTGAGCAATGGGACGAACAAGCAGATTCCGAAGAAGGATTAACACAAGGAATCAGCGGCAAGTCTAAGTATGGAATGGAAGCATATTCAACTAGACGTGTTTATGACGAACCAGCACAAAAGTTTACAACTTATAATTATTTCTGGGTAAGAAATAAAGTTACAGTGCCAAATGTTCCTGGAAGAACATTAAGCGCCGCAAGTGTACAACAATTAATCAGTAATCCTTCCGGTGCTGGATATAAGTTTGCTACAATGTTGAAAAACAACGAGTGGACACTACATAATTTACAAAGTTCTATTAAAGGTGACAGTACTATTCTTAAATTTAGTTACTGGACAATTCCATACACAGATAGAAACGTCCATAACCAATATAGGATTCTTACAGATGGTTTAGAAACTAGCAGACCTAAGTCAGATTTAGAACTTAAATGGTTTGACAGTTTAATTGGTTTTGACGGCCAAGGCCGTGAAGTTCCAGATAGATTCCTAAGTCTTAAAGACAAATACGGTATTTTGAATAATCCAAGACAAGGAATGTTTGTAAACAGAATTGAAGCATTAAAGCAGTTTATTGAAAGAGTAAACTCTGTAATGTTAAAATACATTTTAATTGATGAATTTGATTTATCACCATTAACATCTAGTGATCCTAAACCAACACTAGCATCAAGAAGATATGATCTTGAAATCGACTCTGAAAAAGAATTAGATTATGTTTCAGTAGGTAAAGTTCAACCTGCTGTACTAAGTGCAACAATTCAAGACGGCAGAGTTTTACGAGTTGATATTATTAGTAGTGGTAGAGGATATAAAACAGTACCTACAGTAGAACTTGTATCTGCAACTGGCGAGGGTGCTGATATTAGATTAACTATTAATAATGTTGGTGCTGTAACAGAAGCAGAAGTTATTAATCAAGGACAAAATTATCTTCAAACAGATAGAATTTCAGTAAGGAAATTTACAGTCTTAGTAACATCAGATTCAACATATTCTAACAGATGGTCTTTATATGAATATGTAGGAGGAACTATTCCTTGGAACAGAATTGTAAGTCAAAGTTTCGACGTAGATCCTTATTGGTATTATACTGATTGGTATGCAGAAAATTGGAATGCACTTACAAAAACAGACTTTGTAATTGATAATCCTTACGAACTAGAATCAATAAATGATACTTTTGGTGATATTGTTAAGATTAATAATGTTGGATCGGGCGGTTGGTTAATGTTGCGTAAAATAGATGATCAACCTAATGTTGATTATACTGTTAACTATCAAACAATTGGTAGAGAAAATGCAACTATTCAATTTAGTAAAGCATTATATGATTTTAGTGAAGACCTAGTTGGTTATGATTCGTTTGGTTATGACGATAGTGCGTTTGATTTAATACCTGTACAAGAATTAAGAATTATCCTTCAAACTATTAGAGATAATATTTTTATTGATAATCTAGCAATTCATTATAACGAATTGTTCTTTGCTCAAATGCGTTATGTTTTAACTGAGCAAAACTTTGTTGATTGGATGTTTAAAACAAGTTTCATCAAGGCAAAACATAATGTTGGAAAGTTAAGAAAAGATATTACATTTAACAATGACTGGTTACCAAGTTATGAAGCATACGTTGAAGAAGTTAAACCTTACAAAACTAAGATTAGAGAATACCTATCAACATACGAAAGTTTGGAAGAAACAGGTACTACTGTAACTGACTTTGATCTTGCACCATTTTACAGTGATGTTAAAGGAAGAATTATTCCAAGAACTGAAAAAGTAATTGATGATACTATTCAAGGAACAGCAATTACTGATTACCCTGCTAAACATTGGTTAGATAATGCAAGTTTCAAGATTAAAGATATCGACATTGCTGATGCAGGCAGTGGCTACGAAAATGCTCCAGGTGTTGAATTTGTCGGCGGCGGTGGATCAGGAGCAAAAGCAATAGCATATGTTGGCGGCGGAAAAATTACTGAAATTAAAATTACAAATCCAGGAACAGGTTATTTAAGTGCTCCAGAGATTATTCTAAATGGCAGTGTTGCAGATGGCGGCAAAGTAGGTAGAGCAGTAGCAATTATTGGCGACACTAATCTACGTACAACTCATATGACTGTTAAGTTTGATAGAGTTACCGGAACGTTCTTTATTACATCGTTAGAAGAAACAGAATCATTTGTAGGCACAGGCGGCAAGTACAGTTTTAAACTTAAATGGCCTATTGATGTAAGAACAGACAAGGTCACAGTAACAGTGGCTGGCGATGAAGTATTATCAGGCGAATATAATGTTACTAACATTGACGACAGTAACGGAAGAACACACTCTCGTAAAATTGGACAACTTACATTTGATGCTCCTCCAGCAAACAATAAATCAATTGTAATTGAATACCGTAAAGATATTAACCTATTAACAGCCGCAGATAGAATTAATTTATTCTACGATCCACAAACAGGCCAACTTGCCAATGATTTAGGTCAGTTATTAGATGGTATTGATTATGGTGGTGTACAAGTTAAGAGTTTTGACTTTGGTGGCGGCTCTGGTTGGAGTGCAGATGCTTGGTTTACGTCAGCATACGACACATACGATAATACATTCGAAGACGAAGTATTCCGTATTGGCGATGATAGCACTAGAGTTTACGACTTTTCTAACCCATTAGAAACTGGTATTGAATACAATGTTTATCTAAATGGAACACGTATTGACGATCCAAACTTTAACACAGTTAATCAAACTAATCCTAATGCACTTATTCCAAGTATTACTGGAGCAGGACAAACCGGATTTATTTTAATAGATGACGGAACACAAGTTGAGTCAACTGTTATTAAATTTGACGAAGAAATCGTTACAGTTCAAAGCAGTGATGTACTAGTTATTCGTAAAAATACATCAGATGGTTCTTTTGTTCCTGATCCAAGAGCATATGATACTATTATAACAGGCGGCGATTTAGCATACTCAACTGCAAGTGGTATTAATCCAGAAGATATTAATATTGACGGTGACGGTTTTGTTACTCCAACAACTTCTAAAGGTCCTGAGGAATTAATTCCAGGACAGGTGTTAGACACACTTGATATTAAAGTATTTGATAGAGTCGGTGAAGGTGGTAGTATTATTGAAAGTGTTTCCTACGTAGGAAACGGAACTAAGAAAGTTTATGACTTTTTAGGCTTGCCACAAAGCAAGGATGCTGTTTTTGTAAAAGTTAATAACATTATAATTTACAACTATACAGTAGATTATAAAAACAAACAAATTACATTTGCAACTGCACCTGCATTGAACGACGAAGTTAATATCGTTACAATGAGTGGTAACGGTAACTTAATTCTTGATATGGATGTGTTTGAGGGCGACGGATCAACTATTCAGTTTGTAACAAGGGTTGATTGGAAAGAAAATCTTAATAGTATAGTAACTGTTAATGGCGAAAGAGTCAACTATGTATTAGAAACAACAGACAGTTCTTATGATACTGCAAATAAAGTTGTTATTAGTTTTGGTGCGCCACCTGCAGAAGGTTCGGTAATTAATTACGCTGTTTATGCAAGTAACGCACAAACATTTAGTGAAATTAAAACTGATGTTCTTGAAGCAGACGGTAGTACAGCAACTTATAATCTAAGTATTACTCCGTTTAGTTCTTTACCATCAAGTCATAACTTAATTGTTAAAGTTGGTGATAAAATTCTTAACGCAGGATATAACGAATCATTTATTGTTGATAATAGAGTTGAATATCCATTACGTAACTGGCAACAGCCGGGTGGTACATTAGGTGCTAACGATATCTTAGTATTACTTAACGGTGTAGAACTTACATACACTTCAGACTATATTTTCCGTCCAGCAAACTCTAGTATTGAAATTTTTGAAAATGTTAAGATACCTGGAGCAAAATTAGATATCTATGTAACTACAGATGGCGAATACACTGTAAGTGGAAATGCAGTTACACTCAACGATGTACCTGCAGAGTTTACACCTATTAGAGTTACGCATTTTAGTAAACATGATGTACAACAGATTAATCGTAAAAATTATGATATTGTAACAAGAACTACACTTAACTTTGAAAGTGCAGGAGAAATTGAGTATAATCATTTACTAGCAGGTTTAATTAGACTTGAAAGACAAACAATTGATGCTGAATATGTTTGGATTGTTGTAAATGGTGTACTACAAACTCCGAGTGTTGATTACAAAGTTACTAATGACAGACTATTTGTACGTATGGCTCAACCATTAAACGAAAATGATGTAGTTGAAGTTATCCAATTTGCAGAAGATGGTCCAACGGTTGCTAAGTTTGGATTTAGACAATTTAAAGATATGTTAAATAGAGTAGTTTACAAGCGTTTAGGCGATGTTAACAAATACAGATTACTAAGAGATCTTGCACCATTGGACAAAGAAATTATTGTAGAAAATGGTGATAGTATGTTTATTCCTGATAAAACTAACAATGTTCCAGGGGTAGTGTTTATTAATGGCGAGCGTATTGAATATCTTGTAAAAGATGGCAATTCTCTACAGCAATTACGTAGAGGAACGTTAGGTACTGGTGTTAAGGACATTCATAATATAGGTGATGAGTTATTTGACCAAGGATTCCAACAGACAGTGCCATATCAAGATAAGACTCTTGTTAACACATTTAATGGTGATGGCGTAACAACAGACTTTAACTTAGATTGGATGCCACGATCAGTAAATGAATTTGAAGTGTTTGTGGGCGGTAAACGATTAAGAAAAGCGGCAATACCAATGTTTGATGCTACACTTAATCAAGACTCGCCAGAAGGTGACGTAACAGCACCGGCAGAATTTAGTGTCAGCACAGGTGTATTGACACTAGTAACAGCACCAAGTGACGGTGTAAGAATAACAGTGGTTAGAAGGGTTGGTAAAGTATGGAATGACCCTGGAAAAACACTAGGTAAGACAGAAAATGCTATTGCACAGTTCTTAAGAGCAGAAGAGGTTGACTTACCTAAATAAATACAATGTAGGAAAACAAAAATGACAGATAATTTACTAGACAAAAACGGAGTGTTAGTGCAAGGGCATATTAAGATTTTTAACCCCGAAACTAACGAAGTTTATATTGATAAACGCAATGCTATTCATTATGAGAATATGAGTATTGCTCTTGCTGAATCGCTAGCCAATGCAGGCCAGGGATTTGTGTACGAAATGGCTTTTGGTAACGGGGGTACTAGTGTTGATCCTACAGGCATTATTACTTACTTGACACCAAACAGCACAGGTACAAACGCTAGTTTATACAACCAAACTTACAAAAAGATCGTTGATGATCAGTCAGTAAATAACGTCGATCCTAACAGAAACAAAATTGAAACACGCCACGTAAGTGGTACTAACTACACAGATATTTTAGTACAGTGTTTGCTAGATTACGGCGAGCCAAATGGCCAAGAAGCAAACGATACTGCTACTGATACAGAAAGTGCATTTGTGTTTGACGAACTAGGACTTTTAAGTTATTCACCTACAGGGCAAGGCAGACTACTTACACACGTTATTTTCCACCCTGTACAGAAATCTTTAAACAGACTTATTCAAATTGATTACACAGTAAGAGTACAAAGTTTAACAGGTTTTAACGAGGGGTAATTAGATGGCATATACTATTAATTACACGGATATAACTAACAAGGGTAGTATTGTCATTGAAGATAACACAGTTGACACTACAACAAGTTTAAATATTCCGGGTAGATTTACAACAGATTACGGAACTCTAATAGGACAAAACTTTTTACAACTATTAGAAAATTTCGCTAACAGTTCAGCACCCCCAAGACCAATTGAAGGTCAGTTATGGTATGATACAAACGTTGGTGTTAACTTACTTAAATTATATGATGGCACCAACTGGATCGAAGCCGGCGGCTTAAAGCGTGGAGATGTTGCTCCTAATGTTGCTAATTCAGTAGCAGGTGACCTTTGGGCAGATACTGATAACCAACAACTTTATTTGTTTACTGGTTCGGGTTGGATTTTAGTAGGACCAGAATTTAGTGAAGGACTAGCGGCTGGTGTTAAACCTACAACATTGACAGGCACTGACAACGTAAACTATACTGCATTACAAGTTGAGATTGGTGGTAAAGTTCTTGCAATTTATACTTCAAGTGCGTTTACACCTAAAGCAACTATTCAAGGATTTAGTTCATTAAAACCAGGTTTTAACATGAGCACCGTAAACATTACAGGTGCAGGTGTTCCTAAGTATTATGGTATTGCAGAGAAAGCAGAATCACTAATTGTTTCAGGTGAATCAGAGCCTGTACTTGCTTCTAACTTTTTAAGAGGCGACAAAGCATCAACATCAAATCAATCTTTAACAATTAAAAATAATACAGGTGTATTAGTTGGTAGTGATGCCGTTATGCAAATTGGTATCGAAGGCCAGAACGCTATTATTTCAAATAACACTTCGGGTGCAAATATTGATTTAAGAGTTAATAATGCAGGCGACTTACAGCCGGTAGTTAGAATTGACTCAACACAAAAAGTTGGTATTAACAATTTATCACCAGCAGAAGCACTTGATGTTAATGGTAATGCTATTATTTCAAACAATTTAATTGTTAATGGTATTGCAGAAGCAGTAAACATCGGAACAGGTTCTATTATTGCTAAAGGTGGTTTAGGTGTTGCCAAGAGTGTTAGAATTGGAAACGCATTAGAAGTTAATGGACCAACAACTATTGGTGATAATGTATTGCCAGATGTTACAAACTCTATTAGTATTGGCTCAACAGATTTTAAATTTGCAGAAATTAACGCAAACACATTTAGAGGTAACCTAGTTGGTAACGTAACAGGTACAGTTACAGGACGTTCAGGTAGTTCAGATAAACTAGCAAGTAGAACAACATTTACGGTTAGTGGTGATGTTACAGCACCAAACATTATTTTTGATGGTCAATATACAGCACCAGGCGAAACAACACTTGTAAAGAATTTTGAAATTAGTGTAAACAGTACTTTTGTTACAAATAAACCTAGTGTTCCAACATCAAGATTTGATGACGAATTTTTAATTAACAGACTTAATGACGAAAATGGTAGCGGTACAGGTCTTAAAAAGATTTCACGCAGTAACTTGTTTTCAGCATTACCAGTTAATCCGGTAGGTATTATTACACCTTACGCAGGTGATGTATCAAACGAAGATACACTTGAAATTGCAGGTTGGTTATTCTGCGATGGTAGAGAATTGTTTATTACAGAATGGCCTGAATTATATGCTGTCATTGGTACTAAGTATAAAGCAAACCCTGCATTAGGTAAATTTGCTTTACCCGACTTGCGTGGTAGATTCCCACTAGGTCAAGATAACATGGGTACAACCCAAGGACCGGCAAATAGAGTAACAGACGAAAACGCTGATACACTAGGCGGTACAGCAGGTGTTGAAGCAAAACCAATTGAAGTTAAAAACTTACCAGAACACGAACACGATTTACGTGGACCAAGCGGAACACAATATTATGTTTCACGAGATGTATCAGGTGCAACACAAGATGCAGATGCAACAGTTTCAGATGCACCAACTGGTACTAATGCAGGACAGAAATTCCCATTCTCAGGCGGCGTGGTAAGTAACACAGCAGTAGGACAAGATTTTAATATTATGAATCCTTACTTGGCTGTTAACTATCTAATTTACGCGGGGGCAAAATAATGGCATATCAGATTAATAAGACAGACGGCGACTTACTAGTAGAATTAGTTGATGGACAACTTAATACACAAACTACTGACATTTCACTAATTGGTCGTAACTACTCTGGTTTTGGTGAGCCTATTAATGAAAACTTTGTTAAAATATTAGAAAACTTTTCTAATTCACAAGCACCTGCTAATCCACTTACAGGTCAACTTTGGTATGACACAGGTGAAGCAAGACTTAAAATTTTTAACGGTAGTCAATTTAAAAGTGCAGGCGGACCAATTGTTAGTCCAACACAACCTCAATTAGTTGCTGGAGACCTTTGGATTGACAATCAAAACAACAAATTATATTTTTACGATGGAACTGATTTAGTATTAGTTGGTCCGGACTTTGCAACTTCTGAAGGCACAAGTGGTTTCACAACAGAAACAATTTTAGATACTACACAAACTAACAGAACTATTGTTAAATTAAATGTTGGCGGACAAGTAGAAGCAGTCCTTTCTAATATTAGATTTACACCAAACACAAGTAATCCTATTAACGGTATTACCGGTGTTGTAGAAAAAGGTATTAATATCCTTGATAGTGATTTTAAATTACACGGTACAGCAACATCGGCAGATACAATTATTAACGCACAAGGCGTTAAGAAAAATGCATCACAGTTTATGGCCACTGATGCTAATTCAACTACCAATGGTACTATCACTACAATTAACAATGGCGGTATTACAGTAGGACCAGAAGACAACGTTGCTCTTAAGATTGTAAACAACCAAACAGTGTTATCAAATGCTGTACGTGATAGAAACTTTGAATTAACAGTAAGAAAATCAAGCGGTACAACAAGTGCAATTAAAGTTAATACTGCTCAAAGTTACTTAGGTATTTTTAATTCAAGTCCACAAGCAACACTAGATGTTGGTGGTGATGTTATTATTTCAGGTAACTTGTCAGTACAAGGTGAAACATTTAATACAGATGTTGAAAACTTAAGAATTAAAGATATTAATATTGAACTTGCACTAGCATCTGATAGTACATTGTTAACAGATGCTCAAGTTGATAACGCAGGTATTATTGTTCGTTCAACACCTAATGATAAAGAGTTTTTATGGAAGAATGCAACAAACGCATTTACAACAAATACATATTATGATTCAACACAAGGTTACAAGTTTAACGGTAACACAATGGTTTCAATGGCAGGTAGTCCTGCTGTTCCAACACTTAATCATATTATTGACGCACCTGATTTACAAACAGTTGGAACACTAACAGAACTACAAGTTGACAATGTTAATATTAACGGACCAACAATTAGTACAACTACTAATGAACTTCAATTAACAAGTTCAACAAATGAAATTAGTGTATTAAACAATAGAATTACAAATCTAGGCACACCAACAGTTGATGCTGATGCGGCAACTAAAAAATATGTTGACGATTCGATTGATAACGAAGGTGTTGTTATGGCATTGAATATCACTGGATTAGGTTATGATCCTAATCAAAATGGTGGTACCACATTTGCAAATAATATTACTACATTGCTAGAAGAAATTGTTCCAGCAAGTACTAAGAAAAATGGAAGCCAAGCAAAGATTCATGCTACAGACCAAACGGCGGCAGTAGCAACTCTATCGGCGGCAGACATGAATAATGCACTAGAAGAAAGTACAGTATCAGTTGATAAAACTGTTACAGTATCAACAAGAACAATTATAGGTGTAACAACAGGTGTTACAACTATTTTACAATTAGATGCAGTTCACGGATATGATGCAGGCCGTAGCGTAATTATCGCAGGAGCAACATATAATACAGGAACAGCATGGGCAAACTTAAATGGAACATGGAATATTGACAGAATTGTTAGTTCAACTGAAATAGAAGTGTCAGCAAACACTAGTACTGATGGTGCATTTGCTTACGATGCTTCAAGTGGTACTACGCAACGTGTTACAGAAGTCGGCCAAGAAAACGAAGATGTGCTAAAAGACGTAGAATTTAGTGATGTAACTGGATCGGTAACACTAACAGTTAACAGATATGTCGTTACTTGCACAGTAAACGGGGGTGCTTGGACATTTACAAGCGGTGCAAACTCAGCGGTATGACGATAAATACAAACAATAAAAGGGGTTTTTAACTATGGCATACATTATTAACAAAACCGACGGTTCGCAGATTTCAGTAGTCGAAGACGGTACTATCGACCAGACTACCGACCTTAAACTAGTTGGTAAAAACTACGCTGGTTACGGTGAAATACAAAACGAAAACTTTGTTCACCTACTAGAAAACTTTTCTAGTGCTAATCAGCCAAGCAGAGCAATCCGAGGTCAAATTTGGTTTGACGCCGGTACTAGCAAATTAAAATTTTATGACGGTACTAAGTTCCGTACAACAGGTGGTGCAGAAGTAAGTGCTACACAGCCTTCGGGTTTAACAGAAGGTGATTTTTGGTGGGATAATCAAAACAATCAGTTGTATGCAAACACTGGTGCAGGATTTATATTAATTGGTCCACAATCTCAAGGTAGCACAGTTACATCGTGGATCACTGATACTATTAGAGATATTGCTCAAACGCAAAGAACAGTTATCAAAGGTACTGTTAACGACGAAGTAGTTGTTGTACTTTCGGCTTCAGACTTTACTATTGACTCATCCGACCCCGACAATGCCATTACAGGATTTGACGTAGTACATAGAGGTATGACCCTAAAGAATACAACTAATGCACAGCAAGGTGTTACATCCACTGCACACAGATGGTGGGGTACTGCTACAGACTCTGATAAACTTGGTGGTAGAGATGCTAGTGAGTATGTTGTATCAATTCCAGGACAAGAATCATCATTTACTGAAATTGTAAGATTTTCAGATGCAGGCTTTACAGTTGGTAACTCAAACGATTTAAAAGTTGCTATTGAAAACGACAACCAAGCAGTTATTTCAAACGAAGTTGGTACAGTAATTAGATTTAAAGTTGATAATGCACAAGCACAATCAACAGAGTCAGTACAAATTAAAGCAGAAGGTATTTTACCAGGTGCTAACAATACCTACAATTTAGGTAGTGCAAACACTAAATGGGCAAATATTCATGCTACTACATTTAACGGTACAGCAACATCAGCCAACGCAATGGTTGTTGGACAAAACAATAGAACTGCAAGTACAAGTGCTACTAATGACACAGTAGCAGTTCGTGACAGTTCAGGTAACTTATCGGCAAACCTATTCCAAGGTGTTGCTACAGAAGCACGTTACGCTGACTTAGCAGAAAAATATACTACTGGCGAAGAATTACCAGTTGGTACTATTGTTTCAGTTTGCAATCACGATGCACACGAAGTTGATGCTTGTGGTATTGATGACACACCAATTGGTGTTATTTCTGGCAAACCTGCATTCTTAATGAATGCTGAGGCAGAAGGCCAAGCAGTTGCACTAAAAGGTCGAGTTCCTGTAAGAGTAATTGGTCCAGTTAATAAAGGTGACAAGTTATATGCAGGTCCTAATGGTACAGCACAAAAAGCCAATGAAGGTGATTTAATTGGTGTTGCATTAGAGTCAAACGATAGACATGAAGAAAAACTAGTAGAAGCAGTTCTAAAAGTATAAGGAAGAAGTAGAAAATGGCAATTATTACAGCGGCAAGATATAACGATTTACAAGCCAAAGTTGCTAATATTTTAGGCAACGGTAGTGGCGAACAAGGTTATGGACAAACTTTAACAAGTTCTCAAGTAGCCGCTGAAACTGTTATTGACTCTCAACATATGTCAGACTTATATACTGACATGGTCAAATGTAGAGTACACCAAGTTGGTAGTGTTCCTCAATCAATTGCTACTGTTTCTGTAGGTAACGTAATTGAAGAAGACAGTTCCGATACAGGTACAGCACGTGGTATTGTACAGTACGAAGCACTTGCTGATACTATTGTTGACGACAAAGACTTAATTTATACTGCTGATACATCACAGAGCACAATTACTGCTTCAAAAGTAGCATCAACAAGAACTGCATCATGGGCAGGTGTTGTTGACCATATTGTTACAGTAACATGGCCAAGTGCAGATGCACGTAGACACTTCTTTAATGCCGGCGGCGAAATTCGTTTTACAGCAGATTTAGATCCAGATGTTTCAAACGGTAAAAACAATGACTGGAATAACTTACTTTCTCAAATGGGAGTAGTAAGTTTTAAAGCACAAACTTGTACATCAAATGGTACTTCACCAGGCACAAGTTTCAATCTTGGAAATTTTGATATAACTAGTACAGATCAATTAGTATTCCAAAAAGACGGTTCGGGCGTATATGCAGAAAACGATTACAACATTAAAGTTAAAGAACTTAGTGCCCTACAACTACAATTTACAATTCAATTCCGTGATGATGACGCAGGCGATGACGCAGGCGACTCAAACAATGACGGTGCAATTAACCCAATTGACGAAAGCGTAACAGGTACACTAGAAAGTGTTGTAGGCGAAAGACTGCCTACTGGTGCTAATGTTTCTCTTTCTACTCCAGCATACGCAACCACAAACAACCTAGCATAACTTAAAACATAGTAAATATTGCTATGGATGAGAAGTTAGAAAAAGCCTTGGAATTTGGCAATTATTCTGCCACGTTAGATAACCAAAAACGTATGTTACACGAAAAGTTTGTAACAGACTCTATCTATTTTACCAACGGCGGCCAATTCACTATATCAAAAGAACTTATTAACTATGTTAACATTTTGGTTAACACTGGGCAAGAGTCATCTGTTTTGATTGACGACAACGATATTCCGATTGAGATAGCAGATGTTGAAGACTTCTATTCAAACATCACAAACAAATACTTTGTTGCTCTAAACGATTATCATATAGCATATAAAAAGTTAGAGTCAAGCAGAACGGTTGACGGCTTAGTAGAATGACAAATGGTGTACTTTTATTTGCATACAACAATGCTCAAATAGATTATGTTGCACAGGCTTGCTTTTTAGCAAAGCGTGTAACACAGTACCTTAACCTTCCTACAACTCTTGTTACTGACGATAAAAAACGTGTAGAAGAATACTACGACTCTAGTGTATTTGACAATATTGTTGTACTAGATAACAAACGCTGGAATAAAAAAACATATGCTGATGGTAGTTTATCTAAAAAAACACTAGACTTTAAAAATTATAATCGTACAGATGCATACGATGTAACACCATATGATAATACGCTAATACTTGATACAGATTATATTATTTCAAACAGTTTATTAGCAAACTGTTTTGACAGTGTAAACGATTTAATGATGTATTCAAGTGCAGTTGATATTACAGGCTGGCGAAATACAGACGAATTTAAATTAATTAGTGAAACAAGTATAAAATTTTATTGGGCAACTTGTGTATTTTTTAGAAAAAACAACAAAAATAAGATTTTCTTTAACTTATTAAAACACATTAAAGAAAACTATCAACACTATCGTAACCTATATCAAATTACAAGCACAGTGTATCGCAATGACTATGCGTTTAGTATTGCGGCACACATTGTTGGTGGTGTAAAAGAGTTACCAGGAAGAATGATTTATAGTACACATAACGATGTACTGAATAAAATTGATAACGAAAACATAAAGTTACTTGTTGAAAAACAAAATAGAACAGGCGAATATACATTATTAAAAACAAGTGGCATTAATATTCACGTTATGAACAAGTTTAGTTTAAACAGGGAAATAGCCAATGCCTAATTTTACAGTCCTTGCACAAAATAACGAAGACAATTACATACGTCAAGCAGAATTACTAGCAATGAGTATTAGGAATACTAACCCTAAAAGTAAAATATGCCTAATTACAAATGATGTAGTAGAAAACAAAGAACTGTTTGACGACATTGTACCTATTCCTTGGGAAGATGCCGGCGAAGAACACAAATGGAAAGTACAAAACCGTTGGAAGATATATCATGCTTGTCCATATGACGCAACTTTTGTGCTAGATACTGATATGTTAGTACAACAAGATCTGTCAAACTGGTGGAACTTGATGCAAAATTATGATGTGTTCTATACAACAGCAGTTACAGACTACAAGTTTGAAAAACCTGACACAAGTTACTATAGAAAAATGTTTATAGAAAACAAATTACCAGACACTTATGTAGCATTGCACTACTTTAAGAAGTCAGACTTTGCAAAAAAGTTTTATACTTGCTTAGAAGAAGTAATGAAGAACTGGGAATACTATTATGAAAAGTATGCTCCTAAGAAAATGCAAAAGTTTTTAAGTGTAGATGTATGTACAGCAATTACTATTAGAGTTTTAGACTGTGAACATTTAGTTACTAACAAAAAGTTACCGTTTCCTACTTTTGTACACATGAAGCCATACTTACAAAGTTGGAAAACACAAACAAAGAAATGGCAAGACAGAATTACTTGTTTTGTTGATGACGATTTAAATTTAAGAGTTGGTGGTTGGTTACAAAACACAGTGTTCCACTATACAGAAAAAGATTTTACAGGAAAGTTTTATGACAGATTTAAAAGATTGGACTGAAGTTCCTATAAAACCAGCACCAACATATGCTAACTTTAATGTAACTACTGGTTACATTGATAGTTTTAGCGACTCGCCTCTTGGCGAACATAGTATTGAAGTTGAATACGATAGTGTTAGAGATATTATCGAAGGCAAAGCATTTTACAAACACTACAAAGTATTGTTTAATCCTGCATCAACTATGTATGAACTTGTAAATGTACACGAAGAAAAAGCATACGAGTACAATGTTAATAATAGTTTTTACAAAGTACAAGAAAATGATAGTGCAGATATTATTTTAGTTAAAAATTACATAACGCAACAATGGGAATTAACATTTGGTAAATTGTTTCAAAAAACACTAGATAAAAACAATGTAACATTACAAACTAAAAAACAATTTAGTATTGTAAAGAAAAATGACCCATATGTTCTATATAGAGAATTAAATTTTGATTTAAGTTCAAACGATTTAGTCTTGCAATTTAATGAAAATGATAGTATAATAGAGTTTGACGTTTACACTACTAAAGTCTTTAACAGTTACGGAGTACAAGTTGTCAAAAATTAAAATACAAGATGTTGATATTATCTTTTTAAGTTATGACGAGCCTAATGCTGAAGAAAATTGGGCAGACTTAAAACGTAAAGTGCCTTGGGCAAAAAGAGTACACGGTGTTGAAGGCAGTGATGCCGCACATAAAGCCTGTGCCGATTTATCAGATACAAAACATTTTGTAACAGTTGACGGTGACACTATTGTTGATCCTCGATTTATGCAAGTTGAATTAGACTTAGACAAACTAGGTGTAGATGACGACTATCAATTTAGTTGGTGCGGTAAAATTGATGTTAACGGACTTATGTACGGTAACGGAAGTTTGAAGATGTGGACAAAAGAGTTTGTAAAGAATATGCGTACACACGAAAATACAGACGGTACAAACGAAACTAGTATTGAGTTTTGTTATTTTGACAACTATTATCAACTAAACGAAAACTATAGTAGCAGTATTATTACAGGCAGTCCTTTACAAGCATGGAGAGCAGGCTTTCGTGAAGGTGTAAAGATGTCATTAGATAGGGGTACTAAGGTAACTGATATTGAAGAACAGTTATGGTGGCAAAATAGACATAGACTTTACATATGGCAAATGGTAGGTTGTGATGTGCCAGACGGCATATGGGCAATCTACGGAGCAAGACTAGGCTGTTATAAAACAATGTGTACTGATTGGGATCATACACAAACACGTGACTTTGAATATCTTAAAGAATTATGGAAAGAACATGAAACTGTTAATCCAGCAGAAGAAGCAAAAGAAGTTGGTAAAAAATTAATTAACGAATTAGACTTACCTATTGCAGTTGTTCCATACGATAGTTTGCAAAGTAAATTTTTTAAAACTGTTTATGTAAATAGTGATAGGGTTATTAGACGTAAATGAAAATTAGATACTATCATAACATAGATGGCTGGCGTTGGCTAGGATTCGTCTTGGCTATGGTAGGTGCTTTTATACTTAGTGGCGGTAATGCCAAACTGCAATGGATAGGTTGGGCAGTTGCTTGCCTAAGTTGTACAATATGGGTTTGGATGGGAATTAAGGACAAGGATGTGCCGAGAGCACTCATGGAATTGTTTTATTTGCTGTTAGCAATACGTGGTATATTTAACTGGATAGAATATGAGTGAAGTACAGCGAATAAAATCTATTATGCCAGAGATTGATGAAATCTCGCCTACCTTTTGTTTGGCTAAATGGCATCATGTTACTATCTATTTACAAACTGGTGAAACACACAGTTGTTATCATCCGGCTCCACATAAAATTCCCTTAGAAGGATTACAAGATAATCCTAGTCAATTACACAACACACCTGAAAAGAAACGTGAACGCGGTTTAATGTTGCAAGGTGAAAAACCTAGTGGTTGTCAGTACTGTTGGAATATTGAGTGTATGGGCAAAGATTACATTAGCGATAGACATATTAAAACAGCGAGTATATACACCCCGGAACGTATAGAAGAAATTAAAAGTAATCCTTGGGATTATGATATTAATCCAGAGTATATTGAAATTAATTTTAGTAACCAGTGTAACTTTAAATGCGGTTACTGTCATCCTAAGTTTAGTAGCAGATATTATAACGAGATCAAAAAGCATGGTCCTTATAAAGACAGTACAGCACATCGCAATGATATTGATTATTTTGAATTATACAAAGAAGAAACTAACCCATATGTAGAAGCATGGTGGAAGTGGTGGCCTGAAGTAAGTAAGACACTAAACATTTTACGTGTTACCGGAGGCGAACCGTTAATGCACAATAGTACCTGGAGATTGTTTGACGAATTAGAAGCAAATCCTAAACCACATCTCAATATAGAACTTAATAGCAATATGGGTGTTAAGCCAGAACGTATAGTAAAACTTGTAGAACGTTTAAAAGTATTAAAAGATAAAAACTGTATTAACAGTTTTAAATTATATACAAGTATCGATACCTGGGGTCCTCGTGCAGAGTATACACGTACAGGATTAGATTTAAAATTATGGGAATCAAACTTAGATTATTATCTAACTAAAACAGGTTGGCCTGTAACATTTATGGTTACATTTAATTTATTTGTTGTTACAAGTTTTGATGATTTATTACATAAAATATTAGAGTGGCGCAAGAAGTATAATACAGATGAACAAACTAAATGGCAACGTATTAGATTTGATACACCTTATTTAAAAGAGCCTATTCAGTTTGATATGAACATACTTCCTAAAGATGAATTTATGCCATACATGATGAATCATTTATTGTTTATGCAAAACAATGTAGACGATAAGGATAGAACAAAATTTAGTAGTTTGGAATATGAACGTCTAAGACGTGTAGTTGATTATATGCGTAAAACAGAGTATGACGAAAAGAAACTATTAAATGGTAGGCGTAATTTTGCTAGTTGGTTTAAAGAATATGATAGAAGAAGAGGAACTAACCTAGTAGAAACATTTCCCGAGTTTAAAGAGTTTTATCGTTTTTGTGAAAGTTGCTAACCATTGCTTGGTTATGTAATAATGTTGCTTTAATATCTTCTAAATTGTAATTTTCTTTTTCAACAGTTTCAATCAACTCAAATATAGCATTCATACGTTCTGTATGATTTTCAATTGAATCGTATTCTTCACTCCATAACTCGTTAAATGTTTTAAATCCTAATTCTTGTAGATACTTTAGTGTGTGAGGTGGGCCGACCATAATAAAAGGTCGTCCATATAACATAGCGTTAAAAGTTTTTTCACTAAAGTTAGCAGTTGGTTGAGCAAAGCGTGTTTCATTAACAATAGCACACATACTGTCTATATAAAATCCCTCTAGTCCTTTACCTTCAGGAGCAAACATAGGCCAATGTTTCATACCAGCGTCGGTTGTTTCTGCATTGTTGTAATCTAACACATACGGGGTATTTTTATTAAGTATATTAATATTTTTTTTAATTATATTTTCATACTTCCACGCATCTAAATCAATCCAAGTACCATCCATTAACAACTCGTAGTTAGTTCTAAAGTTCCAACTTAAATGACAATCTTTATCAACTAAAAATGCAGAAACTAAATGTCTATGTTTAGTGTAACGCCAATTAGGACAAATAAACTTTTTATTGTATTTGAAGTTTAATTGGCTTCCGCTACCGCAAAAAAAATCACGTAGGAAAATATCTAAGCAGTGTAGATTTAAACTAGGATAATTTTTAGAATAGTATTTTTGTACATCATAATCGCCTGTGTACACATTAACGTTTTTAATATCGTATTTTTCTTGCCATTCAACTATGCTGTCTAATTCATCTGCACATAAATTGTCATTAGAATTGAATTCGCTATAAAAATGATTATTATGTTTAGTTCCTTTTATGTAAGGACTAACAGGTTCGTACAAGTAAATGTCAACACCGCGTCTTTTTAACTTGTTAATAGTTTTAATACTAAATTCTAACTCATTAAACTGTTTAATATGGTTAGTGCCTGTGTAAACAAACGTAGGACGGGTTGAATCTTTTAGAAAACTTTTTAAGAATAATTCTGCTAACATTCCTCTATTTTTATCTCGCATACTAGGAATGTTTTGCCAAAACAAATCTTGTACAAACATTAGAAAAATGTGCCTGTAATTTGTAGTGTATATCTTGGATCAACGCCTATGTTACTAGCCGCGTGTGGTACATCTGGATTCCATAATACATATTCACCTGCTTTATAATTTACAACAGCAGTGCCGTCTATTTCAAAGTAATGTCCTGGCTTCCAGTCTTCTAAAAATACAATAGCACGTCTTACATCATTACGTTCTTGATTAAACACACGACAGTAGGTATTAAAATGATCTACGTGTGTTGGCATAATGTCTAGAGTATCCATACGGTAAAACACAAAGCCTGTATTTTTTAAGTTAATACGTTTAGCAACATCGTTGACCCACTCAGGCATTGGGTTTCGACTGTCGTACATTTTGCCTGTTGTTGTGTTGTGAGTGTAACCTTGTTCACGCCACATATCCGATTCTTCACCTGTAATAGGTTGTCTAATATAATCAAAGTCTTTGTAACTTTCGTCCCATAAGACTGGTAAAAATCCTCTACTCCACATCTCGTTCTATATCCAATGTTACGCAGTGAAAACCACCGCCTAATGTTCTTTGATGCCTCATTGGCAACATAGCACATTCAATACCTTGTGCTTCTAGTGCTTTACGTAGTGGCTCTTGATGTTTTTCAAGTGCTACTAATTTAGTATTTACACTAAACAAGTTCATGTTTATCCACGTACTTGCATTACACCAACCTGGATAATGTCCAATGTCAACAGGTTCGGGACACCATAAAATATCCCAATTTCTAAAAGGCATTGGCAAGTCTTCTTTGCTTTTAATTCTACTAGGATTAGCAAGTAATAATCCATCACGTAAAAAAGCAACAGTACTGTCAATGTGCATATAACTATAAACATCTTGTAATAAATGCACTTGTGCTGTATCACCTAGTGCATCTTGCAATAGTGTTGCACCGAGTTTGTTTCCGCTATTACTTACAAGATATAAAACGTGTTCGTTAGCACGAATAATATTTGCGGCATCAAACGCAGGCTCAAACTCATTTAGTGCTAGTATGTCCTTATTGCCTATGCAATCTGTATTATACAATTTACTTTCGTGATAGCACGGAACTTGAACAGGACTTTTTAGGTGATGTTCAAATGCCTTCCATTCGTGCTTCCTTGCTCTAATAGGCATTGGTGTTGCAAGTGTTAAATCCCCGTGTACAAATACCGAGTCTCGAGGGCAATAATTATAATAGTTACAATCATTAGTATTAGGACGTACAACTTCAATTGATTCTCCTTCTAAAAAATCTACAAAGGTTTGTAAATCTTCGTTTGCTTCGTCTATTACTTGTTGTGGGTAAGGCCCTTTTTGTATTTCACTATCATCTCGTACGTCTGCAAAATTTACACAACGCAAACTAATATCAATATCAGTAGGAATTTTTGCATGATCTGCAACGCCAACAATTACTTTACGAAGTTGTCCCCATTCATTACTAGACATATGAAACCCTTCCAGGCCAGTGTTTTAAAATTAAATCTTCTAAATCAAGATTACTCATTCTAGAATTTTCACCTTTGATTTGTTGTACGATTATCTCCATTTCATTACACCAGTCTTTAGTTGTTTGTTTTAGTGTATATCCGAGGTACGGATAAATTGTATTTTCTACATAACGCATATGTTCTAATATACTTGGGTGCGAGTCGGTAACATAAACGTTTTTTGTTCTAGGAAATACGTTTTCAGCACCTGGCAAATTTTCATCAACTTTATCTTTGTGTCCTTGAAATAAATCTACATGAAAAGATTTTAAGTATGCATTTGTTTGCAATATTGCTGTTTTGTTTCTAATTATATCGTTTTCTTCACTCCAGTGGTTACTTAGATATTCGTCGCTGTAATAGTCACTGTTTAAAATATTACCTTCAGTTACCCATTTGCCTTCTTTAAGTAAATCAACTCTTTGCCAACTGCTCCATAAAATACAAACAAGATCATTTTGATTAAAATTATGTTTTTCATTTGCTTCTATAGTGCGGCAAGCAATACCTTGATTGCCCATGCCTGCTTTTGCATAATTATGATTTTCGCAGTCTAAATCTTTTGCAATTATATCACTCCATGTCGGCCAAATGTATTCGGTGTACGAACATCCAAAGGTAAACAATCTCATTTAAAAACCTCCATGTCTGGCAAGTAAGGATAGTCTTGACTAGTCCATAATTTACCGGTTTCTAAATCTTTAATTTTTTCTAATCCTAGTTGTGCAGTTTCAGGAGTCATGTAATAATGATATCCAATGTATTTGATATTTTGTTCTGCCCAAGGTTTGTCATCTGTTCTTCCGTCATATGCCATTTGTTTTAATGTTTCATAATCGCGTTCATTAGAACAAAGTATAGCACCGCCTCTACCTAAACTTAGTGCTTTCTTGTATTGGAAACTTAAACACATAAAAGAGTTATTAACATAAGAATCTTTTTCAAATAGTGTTGCGGCATCGATAATATTAGTGCCGCCTAAGTTATATGCTTTACTCCATTCAACATCTGCAAACTCCCACGCAAGACCGAGTTTCTCAAGTGTGAACGGGATACTAATATATGTTCGACTAGGTATAGTAATTTTGTGTGTTGGATTCAAATAACGTAAGCATAATTCAATAGCATGGGTACAACTATCAACAGCAACAGCATATGGAGCACCATAATACTCTGCTATTGCTTTTTCAAATTTTTTCACAGTTTCAAACATATACATATTTATATACGCAGATAATAAGTATAATTGTGAGTGAGTTTGAGAAAATAATCAATTTAGTGTTATGGCATAGGTCCTGGAGTCTTGAAAGGCTTTTGAGCACAATCCAAAATAACACCGATAGTCTTATACGAGTATTAGGTGCAGAAGAATTTGCAATTATGGGTTGGGACAGTCCAGAAAATTCCAATCTGTTGCAAGAAATTAAACAAGCCATTAGTAATAGTTCAAACACTGTAGAATTTGTGTGTGGAGGGTTTCCTACCGATAAAGTTTTCCATCCAGGTAACAACGTTGTCTATTGGAAGACTTTTTGGCCTGTAAAAACTTATTATGAACTAACAAGATTTGGGCATACTGCAAACAATAAAGATTTTACACAGGCGTATGTATCATTAAACAACAAGCCGTGGCAACACAGATGTCAAATGATGGATATGCTTTCTCGAGAAAATTTGTTACCTTATGGTGCAATTAGTTGGAATGAAACAAATAAAGATTATCCTTTTAAACATTGGAAGCAGAAACGATTAATCATTGACTCAGAATATGCAAAAACAACAGAACAATATGGATCATTTCCGCAGGCCTTTTTTCAAAGTTTTATGAGTTTAGTTAATGAGTCTACTATGGACACAATATTTCCAACTGAAAAAACATACACACCAATTTATTTTAAAAAACCTTTTTTAGTTTGGAGTGTACCTGGCTTTCATAAAGCATTAACAGAACACGGTTTTGAATTATATGACGAAATTTTTGATTACAGTTTTGACAATATCTTAGATGACCAACTAAGATTACAAAAACTTGTCGAACAGGTTAAGAAAATTACAAATTTGGATTATAATGAGTTATATAAAAAGGTTGCAAAAAAAGCAGAAAGAAACTATAATATACTAGTGTCTATTAGTCAAGACAAAAGTTTAGTACCAAACAGTGTTTTAAAGTTTGGCGGTTACGAGAATTTAATTAAGGAGATGAAATGAGTGTAATTGGTTACATTGGCGTAGGTAAACTAGGTGTGCCTTGTGCTGAAGAAATTATTAAAAAAGGACATACAGTCAATGGATATGACGTTACTACTATTTCCTCTGATTTAATCAATCAGAAAGATACTATCGAGGAAACGGTTAAAGGAGCAGATATTGTATTTGTTGCAGTACCAACACCACATCATCCAGACTATGACGGTAGACGTCCTACAAGTCATTTAGAGCCTAAAGACTTTAACTACTCTATTGTGATCGATGTATTAAAAGAAGCAAACAAATATATGAACAAAAAACAGTTGCTTGTTTTAATATCAACTGTATTGCCTGGAACAACACGTAGAGAATTTGTTCCGCTTGTAACTAATACACGATTTGTTTATAATCCTTATCTAATTGCTATGGGAACTGTAGGTTGGGATATGGTAAATCCTGAAATGATTATGATTGGTACTGACGACGGTAGCGAAACAGGTGACGCAAAACAGTTGCGTGATTTTTACGACACAGTAATGGAAAACGATCCACGTTACGTTATAGGAACATATGACGAATGCGAATGTATTAAAGTTTTTTACAATACGTTTATTAGTACAAAACTAAGTCTTGTTAATATGATGCAAGATGTAGCACAAAAACAAGGCAACATTAATGTTGATGTAGTTACTAAAGCACTTGCTGATTCAACAATGCGTATTATGAGTGATCGTTATATGACAGCAGGCATGGGAGACGGTGGCAGTTGTCATCCAAGAGATAATATTGCATTGCGATATATGGCAAAAGAATTAGACTTGCAGTATGATATCTTTGATAGTATTATGACAGCAAGAGAAGTACAAGCAAAAAATCTTGCAAAATTTGTTATTGAAACAAAAGAAAAATTCGGCGGCAATATTATATTAAATGGAATATCATATAAACCGGGTGTAAGTTATATCGACGGAAGTTATGCACTTCTTGTTGATCATTATATTAAAGAGTTAGGACACTCGGCAATTTATATCGATCCATTAGCAAGTGAAATGCCAAGTAGTGCGGCATCAATAGGAGGCATTGTTTTAATGTGCCATCCTGAAATGTATTTAGACTATTCAACTGACAGTATTATTATTGATCCTTGGAGACAAGTAGAGAAGGATCCAAGGTATATGGTAATACATTACGGAAATACTAGATGATTTATTCTAAAACAAAACCACTGTTGTATTTTTCAGAAGTAGCAGGAAAGTCTTTCAATTGGTATTGTGGTGATGACTTTGAAAACTTTGTCGCCAGCAATAAACCTGATTGGAGATATTTTAAAACAGCGGCAAGTTTAGAATACAAGTTTAATAGTTTAGGATATAGAACAAAAGAATTAGATAACTTAGGAGATTATATTTTAGTCTTTGGGTGTAGTTATACTGAAGGTGTTGGGTTGTTTGATGACGAAATTTGGTGTAATGTACTAGGTAAAGATTTAGACATAGAAGTTGTTAATTTAGCAAAGGCCGGAACAGGACCCGATATCATTAATATCAATACACAGTTGTTTGTTAAAAATAAGTTTGTTAAACCACGAGCAGTTGTTGTACAATGGCCCCAATCATCGAGAAAAAGTTTTGGTTATATAGAACGTGAAGGTTTATTTAAAAAAGCAATTAGATTAGAAGATAGAAATATTCAATGGGATAATGTTTTAGACGAACCTGCTGATACTTACGAAATGAGAGATTCACAATGGTATTTTAAGCGTTGGGCAGTAGAAGACGGACAAATGATGTTTGAAAATAGTTTACATATTAATAGTGTAAACAACTTATGGAACGCACTAGGCGTTCCAGTCTTTCATTGGACCTTCCAAGGAGACTATGTTACTTCTTATGATAAGGATATGTTTGCCAAAATTAATTTAGATAATAAAGATAGAGCACGAGACAACGCACATGACGGTCCGTTAATTCATCAGGAAGTAGTAGATAAAATTAGGGATAACGTAAGATGTATGATATAGTTTTTATTAGTTATGGAGAACCCCACGCTGACCAAAACTTTGAAATGTTAAAAAGTAAATTTCCTATGGTCAAGCGTGTAAAAGATGTAGACGGAATCCATCAAGCACACGTACTTGCGGCTAAAAAATGTTTTACTAAAATGTTTTGGGTAGTTGATGGCGATGCAGTACTTCAAAACGATTTTAATTTTGATTACGAGGTTTCCGAGTGGGATTTAGAGACAGTTCATGTATGGAGAAGTCTAAATCCTGTAAACAACTTGGAATATGGATACGGTGGTGTTAAACTTCTCCCTAGATCACTCACACTGAACATGGACACCACCGTACCCGACATGACAACTAGTATTAGTAGTAAATTTAAAGCAATGCCTGAAGTAAGCAACATGACTGTTTTTGATACTGATGAATTTTCAACTTGGAAGAGTGCATTTAGAGAATGTGCAAAATTAGCAAGTAGAACTATTAAAGGTCAAGTAGACGAAGAAACAGAAAAACGTTTAGAAACTTGGTGTACAGTAGGAAACGGACCGTACGGCAAATATGCTATTCATGGTGCTCTAATAGGAAAGCACTGGGGCGAACAATATAAAGACAATAAAGAAATGTTATATAAGATTAATGACTTTAAATGGTTAAAGGAACAATTTGACGATTATGCAGATTCCATTTAAAGACATAGTTAAGTTCGGACAAAAAACAATGTTAGACACTAAGTTGTTTAACGTTAGTTGGATCCTTGGACGTTTTTGTAATTACAAATGTAGTTACTGTTGGCCTTATGCTAATACTGATAAGCCAGATCATCAACCTTTTGAAATTTATACTAAGACGATTGATGAAATTAAACGCCAAGCAAGAGCAAACGGATTTACAGATTTTCATTTCAGTTTTTCAGGCGGCGAGCCAACCGCATACAAAAATTTTGGCGAACTCGTAGAGTATTACTGTAGCGATACAGAAGCACCTTACCAAAGTTTACATATGACAACAAACTTGTCGCCTGGATCTAAATGGTGGGGTAGGTTTATTGATGCAACAGCAAATCTATCACGCAGAAGCGTAACAGCAAGTTATCATGCCGAATTTGCAAATGAACAAGAGTTTGGTGATAAGTGCTTACAACTCATGAAAGGTGGTGTATATGTTACAATTAATCAAGTCATGGTTCCAACGCTTTTCGAAACACTATTCGAACGTTGTGAACGATTTGCCGCCAGAGGTATTAATGTCACTCTCAAGCCTCAATCCGACCCAACTGCCTCCTACGTGGTGGAAGGATATACCAAAGAGCAAATCAAAATCATGCAAGAAGGATTCCCCCAAAAAGTCGAAGACGAAGAAGTCTACCAAATAAAACTTACGGACGGAATTCAGGATTACTATATGGACCAAGCAGAGCGTTTCAATGCTTTTGACTTTAATCGTTTTAAAGGATGGAACTGCTCTGCAGGATATCAAAGTTGTATTATACGCGGCGAAGAAGTTAAGAGGGCATACAGTTGTGCGGAAGAGCCTTTAGGCACGCTGTACGACGGTTTTACGCTGTTTAAAGCACCATCTAAATGCATTACTGATACCTGTGTAAGCAGTGCAGACAGCAAAATACCAAAGGTAAAGTTATGAGAATTGAATTAGAAGATATTATGTTTTGGATGGACGCTATTAGGAATAGCGAGGACAAGTATCGAACATTAGAAAGTTTTTGGAAAGGACAACTACGTAGTAAGCGTTGGTTAGTTGAACAATTAGAAGAGTCTGCTTTGCCTACTAAAAATAAAATTGTAATACACGGTGGTTGGAACGGAGTACTTGCTAGTCTTATTTTTAACAGTAAAGTAAATGTTAGTCATATTACATCAGTTGATGTTGATCCTGAATGCCAACAAATTGCTAGTACAATAAACAAACGTCAAGAAATGTCCGGAGCATTTACAGCCGTTACAGCAGATATGTGTGATTATAAGTACGAAGCAGACATTGTTATTAACACGAGTTGTGAACATATTACACAGGAACAATATGAGCAGTGGTTAAACAATGTACCTGACAATGCTACTATTATATTACAAAGTAATAATTACGATGAACTTGATGAACATATTAGATGTGCAAAAGGTATCAACCACTTTACAACACAAAGTCAAATTAAACCTTTCTTTAGAGGAACATTCCCTCAACAGAAATACGAACGTTATATGATTATAGGTAAGAAGCAGTAATGTATAAACTAGACGAGATAAGAGCAATACATTTAGAAGTCACTTCAAAGTGTCAAGCCTCTTGTCCTATGTGTGCAAGAAATTTACAAGGCGGCCCATTAAATCCTTTTCTTAAATTAAATGAAGTTGACCTAGGAACTTTTGTTAACTGGATACCGAGAAACATTGTACGACAACTAGATCGTTTGTATATGTGTGGTAACTTTGGTGATCCTATTATTGCAAAAGACACACTTGAAATATTTGAATATCTACGTGAAACAAATTCATCAATTAGCCTAAGTATGAATACAAACGGAAGTGCTAGAGATACAAAGTGGTTTGAAAAACTTGCTAAATTAAATGTGCGTGTTCGTTTTGGTATTGACGGATTAGAAGATACACACAGCAAATATCGTATTGGTACAGACTGGAATAAAATTTTAGAAAATGCAAGAGCATTTATTAATGCTGGCGGATACGCTATATGGGATATGTTGATCTTCAGTCATAATTCTCATCAAGTTGATCGTTGTAGAGATATGGCAGGTGATATGGGGTTTAAAGAATTCTATAGTAAAAACACAAGCAGATTTAGAGATGATGCGTTACCTGTACTTGACAAAAACGGAAAACAAGTTGATGTGCTATACCCGACAGAAAAAAGTACACAACAGAAAGAAAAAATTAAACAAGTAAAAGCATCTGAAGAGGTGTGTACTATTAAATGTAAAGTAAAAGAAGAACGTGCAATTTATATAGGTGCTAATGGAAATCTATTACCTTGTTGCTGGCTGGATCATGATTATATACAACCTACATCAACAAGTAGAATTGACTTTTTAAATCATTTTGGAAATTACCCTAATTTGCATAGTAATACTATGCAAGAAATATTCGATGACGGATTTTTTGATACAATAGAACGTGGTTGGAAAACTAATCCATTAAAAGAATGTAAAAAACAGTGCGGAACATATGACAGATTCAAAGAACAATTCAACTAAGACATTTTGTCCTTTACCGTGGATACATTTAGCAACTCGTCCTAACGGCGATGTGCGTGTATGCTGTACCGCTAATGCTAGTGGCGCAGGTGTAACTGACGACAAAGAAGTTGGACTTGTAAAACGCGACGGCGTTGCAATGAACGTTCGAGATCATACTATTGAAGAAGTGTGGAACTCAGAGCATATGCGTAACACAAGATTACAAATGTTAAACGGTGAAGTGCCTGCAAGTTGTCGTAAATGTTTTGAAGAAGAATCAAAAGGAATTAAAAGTAAACGTAATTGGGAAACAGAAGTTTGGAAGGAACGAATTGATGTTGACAGTATAGTAGCACAAACTAACGATGACGGAAGTTTACCTGTAAACATTCCATACTTTGATTTACGATTAGGTAATATGTGTAATTTAAAATGTGTTATGTGTAGTCCGCACGATAGTTCTAGTTGGATTAAAGATTGGAAATTACAATATCCACTGTACACAAATCCTCAATTAAAAGAAGATCAGGGTTGGAATCCTAATTTTGATTACACTTGGTACAAGAAAGGCAGTTTCCTTGACACAATGAAAAGTCAAGCACAGCATATTAAAGAATTATATTTTGCTGGTGGTGAGCCTTTAATGATTCCAGAGCATTATGCTATTCTTACATATATGGTTGAACAAGGGTATGCGAAGAATTGTATTTTACGTTACAACTCAAACGGCACAGAAATTAACAACGAATTATTAGAACTATGGAATAACTTTAAACACGTTAAATTTAATTTTAGTATTGATGCTATAAACGAACGTAATGACTATATAAGATATCCTAGCAAGTTTACACAAATTGAACAAAACTTAAAAGTCTTGGACAATACCCCAGATAACGTTACTGTTAACATTGCTTGTGCAGTACAAGCATTGAACGTACACCATATTGTTGATTTAGCCGAATGGAAACTAGCACAGAATTTTAAAAAGATTAATCAAATTCCTTATGGTGCTGGAGTTATAGGATTACATTTAGTCTACTTGCCTAGTTATATGAATGTAAGAGTACTACCCAAAGACATTAAACAAGAGGTAAGTGCAAAGATAACTAACTTTGCAACACATTTTTTACGTGATTTTGAATTTAATACAAATCCTTATGGTAAAGAACGTTGGTTAGGACTTGTTGATTATATGAATGCTGAAGATTGGAGTCACAAACTTCCTGCATTGCAAGAGTATTTAAAGATTAGTGACAAAACTAGGGAACAAGATTTTGTTAGTGTGTTTCCGGAATTGGAGAGTATATATGTATAGCCCAGAAATTGAAAGAGCATTGCGTTGGCAAAGTTTAGTAAACCTTGGAAACCAAGTAAAACTTAAATGGCATATTGATCATAATCAAGTTGAACAACAGTTAGAACAGTTTAAAGATAACTGGTGTCCTTACAATGTTAAAAAAGACAAATACAATAATCGTTGGGGTCTTCCGGTAACTAGTCATACTGGTGATGTTATGGACAACTATCATTTAAACAGTTTTGGGTATATGCAAAAGTATCACGATGTTGAGATGAAAGAAGAAAACTTTAACACACCTACAGAAGTTTATCATAAAATTCCAGAGATTGCAAAACTAGTAGATATATTTTCTCCAGACATTGGGCGTGTACATTTACTACGTATTGACCAAGGTGGATTTTTTCCACCTCATAGGGATTTTCACGGAACTAGTCCAGAGTACTTTAGATTGCTAGTTGTGTTTGGTAGATGTAGTCCTGAAAACTATGTCCAGATGATAGACGGACAGCCTCGATACCCCGAACCTGGTTATGTGTATTTTACAAACTTTCAACTAGATCACAGTGTGTTTAGTTTTAGTGATAATTTATACAGTTTAATTTTAACAGTTAAACTAAATGACCGTACACAGAAACTTATACTAGACAACACAATGGCAGAATGAAGTTAACATATCAAAATCCTGAAAAAGAAAACTGGTTCCTTGTTAGTTGGACACTTTCTAACAAGTGCAACTATCGTTGTTCTTATTGTCCTGACCATTTGCATAATGGTAGTACAGGACAACCTCAATGGGAAACTGTAAAACGTTTTGTTGAAAATTTTAATGTACCAGGAAAAGATATTTGTTATAGACTAAGTGGTGGCGAGCCTACACATTGGAAACATTTTCTTGACTTGGCTAAACTTGTTAAAGATAGAGGACACACATTTAGTTTTTTAACTAACGGTAGCAAGAGTGCAGAATATTACAAAACAATATCTCAATACACAGATGGCTATATAATTTCATACCACCCTGAATATGCAGAACTAGATCATATTAAAGAAGTAATACAAGAAAGTTATTGTCCTGTATTTGTTAATCTAATGTTATCGCCAGAAAACTTTAATGAAATGTTTAACATTGCAGAAGAATTATATTCAAGCAGTGATAACGTTAGTATATGGCCTAAAATTATTTTAGATAAGTCTAACATAGATGCAATTACAAATAAACCAGCAAACTATACACAAGATCAATTAGACACAATTAAAAATTGGCCTTTCTTTACAAACCTTCCTGACACACATTTACACAGAGGAGAATTGCTGTTAGATGAAGTACCTGTAACTGCTAATGATCTAATTGCTAAAAATCAAAATACATTCTATGGTTGGAAATGTTGGGCCGGACTACATATGATTAATGTTGATATGTGGGGTAACATATATAGAGCAGATTGTAAAGAAGGCGGCGCATTAGGAAACATTGAGCGTTATAAGTTACCAACTGAAACAGTACAATGCGGAAAAGGTGTATGTGCTTGTTTAAGCGATATCTATTTAAGAAAAGAGAGTGTCTAGTTCAGGACAAACATCTAGTACGTTTGTACCTCTTAACTTATCAAGTTCTAGAGTAAACTCAATAAACTTATCTAAGTTCTCGGGATCATATCCTTCTGTATAACCTGTGCCTTCTAGAATAAATGTTGGAAGTATTCTTGGATTTAGATATGCAGGTGTTGTAACTACATTGTTAAGATATAATTCATAATTGTCTTTGCGTACACTTTCAAACCAACTGCGAATTTCGTTTAAGTGACAAACATTATAAGTCATTACAGTTCCAGCAAAAATAACACGATCCATTTTATCAAAGTGTTTTAGATTTTCTTCAAACTGTTCAAATGTAAAGTTAGCACCACCACGAATATATTCGTATAGTTTTCCCACTCCTTCAATACTAATATGCCATTTAGTTTCTTTAAACTGTTGTGCTAGTTCGTCAAACTCTAAATCAATAACAGTGCCATTTGTACTAATATCAAGTGTAATATTTTTAGCAAGATCTAAATCAATTAGTTTCTGCATAATTTGTTTATTAGCAGGTTCCATATAAGGTTCGCCACCTTTAATATTAACATACTGCAAGTTTTTAAAATATTCGGGGTATTCAAACAATCTATCTACAATGTCAGGTGATAGATTTCTATATCCAAAGTCGGGTTCGTGTATAGGACGAGGAATGCCAAGTTCTTGTAATTTTAAATCTTCTTTAATCCAAGCAGTTGAGTTTACACCACTACACATACGACATTTTAAATTACAAACATTGCTCATATTAAATTCTAAAAAGTAAATGTCGTCTTTGCCTTTGCTTTCTGGTTTAAGCATAGGGTTAAGAACTTGTTCAAAAAATTTACGTCTACTGTGTCCATTGACACATTCTTTTGCTGTACATTGTATACAATTACTAGGGTAATCGCCTGAGGCAATAATTCTTTTAGTTGTGTTTAATCCAGGGTGGCGTAGAATAGTTGGTAAGTCGTCTTTGAGCAAGTTGCCGTGTCTTCCTTCATAAACACAGTCAGGAACAACATCACCGTTGAAACGTATACTTAAGGCGTGCCAAGGAGCGTAACAGTTCATAGTACAGCCACCGTTTCTATGTCCAACCAATCGTTAACAGTAACTAGTGTTGAACTATCATCGTGTGTATTATAAACGATTGTGTGTATTTTGTCTTTGTAAATTACAGGACGCCCAAACATTAAATTATCTGGATATGTTTTTGAAATCCATATTCCGTTAGGGTCTACTTTATATAAAGAACATCCAGGAGTTCCTGCTGGTAAGAAATAAGCATAGCCTTTAAAAGCAATACCGCTACGATATCTAAACTTACCACCGTAAGTTTCTTTTATACTAAATTGAAAACTTTCTTTAGTAACAGTATTAAACACTACACCTTTATTACTTTCTCCATGTTCTGTTCCGTATGGTAATCCAATAATAACATCGTCAACTAGTACTTGTGCATTATATTTTTTAGCAAAGTCGTCAACATTTAATTTATGTAGTTGGCATCCTTTTGTTTTTGTATCAAACTCAATTACTTCGTTTAGTCCTGGAGTTTCTCCGAACGGTAAACTAAAAAGTTTATCACCTACAACAACAGCATCAGTGTATTTGCGTGATACTTCTGGTAGGTCTAGTTTGTGCTTAATTACTTTCTTGCCATCAAACTCTAGTATGTTTGAATAGTGAACACTTTCGCCTCTTGGCATACTGTAATAACTTCCGTTACAATACACAGTACCCATATGTGCTTTCTTTTCGTTTGTATCTACTTCAACGGTTTTAACTTTATTGTCTTTGATATAAATTAAGAATTGTGTATCTTCGTAGCCTAGAGGAAAACTACAAGCAGTGTTACCGTGACTAGCAACACTATAGAATTGTCCCTTACCTGTTTTATCTAGTGTATGGTATATTGGCTTTTTATCTTTTAGTTGTACAACAACATTTAGGTCATCGTAAATGCCATATGGAATAAGCCATACGCTGTCGTCAGTAACTCCTACAGCATTAAATTTACTAGTTGCAGGTGGCACGTTATCTAAAGGAATAAGACTGGTGTAGTCTTTGTAGAACGCACACATATCATATTCTTCGTTGTTTCTAGTACCAAAAGGCGGACTAATTAATTCGTCCTTGTTTACTTCTAGTACAAGGTGTCTAATACGTGCTTCGTTATAAAATTCTTCAAATGCTTTATACATTGTTTAAATCTATCGTGTTTAATACAGTACCGGATATTGTATCAAATACTAGTACTGTTTGAAATGTTTCGCTTTCACCATATGGAAATGCAAACATTGTGTCTTGTATCATTACACAATCATTATACTTTTCTATAGTTGTGCTGTCTTTAAAATAGTCACTGATGTCTATAGTGTACGTGCTATCGTCACTGGTATTGACAACTAATACTTCTGCTAGATCACCTTGACTTTTCCAAGTATCTTCGGGCTCACAAACACATCCACCTCTTGGAATATAATAGATTTTTCCTTGACTATTTTCTAAGCCAGTAAAATATTTCTTGCTTTCTTTTCCTATATCTAAATTTTTAATATACCACTCATCTGTAACACTGTTAATAACCAGCATCTCACTCCAATCTTCATCGTGGCCTGCTGGAGGAAAATAAACTTTTCCGTTTCTTGCAACAGTATGTGAGTAGTATTTTCTACTAGTTTGTTGTTGTTTTGTTTTTACACCTTGCCAACCTTTTCCGTCAAACTTTGCTAGGATGTCAAACACAGGACTTTCGCTATATGGTGGTGCATATAATTTGTTCCCCACTTTTGCTAGTGTGGTAAACTTTTTATTACAGGTTCGATCTTCATCGTAGTCTACCCACCAAGAACTCATATCAATTAATTTATAACTGCTGTCAAAACAATCATATTCTATTCTATAAGGAAAGAATGTGTCGTGATTTTCACCTCGGGGCATTCCGTAAATAATACCATCTACCATTTGTGTAGTGTGCCACATTTTAGTATCAGTAACAGGAATATCTAAACCCATTAATTTAAAATTATGTGACTTCATATTAAAGTCTAGTACATAGGTAAACGGTTCGTGTTCTCCGTAAGGAATAGCAATAATTCTATCACCGTAAACGTGTCCTTGTACATACTTGCCTCGTCCTTTTATTCTTAAATCAACATAATCAACACTGTCGTCTTTGGTATCTACAATTAGGATACGACTTTCGTTATAGGGCAAGAAATAGATCTTGTCACGATGTACAATACCTTTCTGCCATTTTTCTGTGGAATCATCTACATCTAGTTTAATTTTTTCTATACGATATGTGCGTGGATCCATCTTGAGCATATAGTCAAGAGATTCTGTAAGGCCGTAAGGAGGAACGTATATCATTCCGTTGCTACCTACTGTAGCATAACTAAATGCTTGTGGTGTCAATCTTTTCTCCAAAGGCACTTTTTAAATCTTTATCTAGTTTTTCTAAAACTTCTTCAGGATTATATATGCCAACGTTATCCCAATCACACATAGATATTTTATCACCGTCGATAATAATATTACTTAGCACCCAATCTCCGTGTGCATATGGACTAGTTTCGTTTATGTTGCTAACACAGAAGTTATAAATCTTATCTACAAATTCTGGAGTATGTTCAAACTCACTTGCAGGTTTACCTGGAATAATATTAAAGCAAATATACATATTTCCATCTTCAATGCCATGTGATTGTACGTATCCAGGTACTAATTCATCTAGAACATCAACGTGCCATTCTAACCACTCTTCGTCAAGGTAGTGCCAAACTTTTTTATAGCAATTATCAAGTTTGTAAACCCTACGTGCTTTTTCTTTATTAACTTTAATTAATTCCATATGCCTGTGCTACTTCTGGTAAGTAGTCCTTAATATTTACACGTCTAAATTTATCTAATTTTGTAATTTCTTCAACAAAAATTCTTTGTTGATTTGTATCAGCAGTTTCACTAAACCAGTTTGTGTTAATTTTAAATTGTTCTTTTAAACTATCTGGAGCATTTTTAACGTGTAACCAATCAGGTTGAGAAAGATAATTTTCCCAAACCTGTAAGTTATGCTTATCACTCCATTCTAATAATTCATTATGGTAGGCGCTGTTTAATATACTTAAACAAGGAGCAATATCTGTCTTATACATATCTTTATAACGCAATGTATTTTCTTCTACAGTTTTCCAATCCGCACCGTATCTAATGTATTCAATTCTTTTTCCTACAGCATCCATACTTACACTCATTATAACACGGTTAAAGCGTTTGAGCAAGTCTTGTACACGAGGATTGAATAAACTTCCGTTTGTATTAAAACGAATAGTAACACTTGAGTCTAGCCTTTCTAAAAACTGAGGCAAGTGTTTAACCATCATAGGCTCGCCGCCTGTAAGATAAACTTCTTTTAGTGGCAAGTTTTCAAAGTAGTGTAAAAATTTTTCATCATACCAGTTGTAATTTTTTACATCTAGTACAGTATGATATGGATTTAAATTTTGTTTAGCCATCTCTGCGGCTTCTTCTGCGATGCTACTACTTGCACCACTATGACAACTTATACATTTAAAGTTACAACTATTTCCAAACCGTAAATCTAAGTGTGTTATATCAGGACCGTAAAAATCTTTTTGTTGTCGTCTACTAGGTATTCCTGCTTCTTCGTGTCGCTTACAAGTAATACAAGCATCAGGCCATTCGTCCTTTGCTAGAAGTTCTTTAGCATTTACAACAGGTTGACTGTTAAGCCACTCTTGTGGAGTATGAGTGTGTACAGTTTCTACATTGTTGGGTTCGTTGCTAGTACAACATAATCGATATTGACCGTTAGCCGCAATGTATACATGACTTTCTAAAAGTTTACATCTCATAGCATACGAGCCTTGTGCATTAATTCATTTGCGTTGTTAGTGATTTCTGTTAGTTCAACACTTACGATATTTTTATATTTGCTTAACATTCTTGTCCAGATATCTCTATCTAAGTTATACACGTTATTCCATTCTAAAGGCATAACTAATTTTCCTACAACGATGTAACCTAATGCCATATCTAATGTAATTGGCTTGTTTACATTTTTCTTATACCAATCAACAAAGTGTTTTGTAACTGTGAATGGAGTTTCGTATGCAGAACGATATAACATATATCCCTCGCAGTTGATATGCTGTTGGGTAACTATCTCGTTAATTCTATCACTTTCACCTCTACCACAAATCTCTAACCAATGTTTGCCTAGAGTGTTATAACCCATGCACAAGTCACCAAAACTTCTATCCATTCTAAAATATAATAAATCCTCATTCTCAATTGGTAATGTAGTAGCACCGTCAAATCTAAAAAAACTATTAATGCGAGGAGAGTCTTGATTACTTAAAAACTGTTCGTATGTATGAATAAGTCGATTTAACTTATCATAATCCTCGTTTGAGGACTTTGTATTTTCTACAAGTTTGTGTAAATCATTTAACGAAGTGTTTGGATCGATATTTAAACTAGTTGTAAGATTTACAATTTCTTGCTTTAATTCTTCTTCATCTTTTGTATCTAGTACAAAACTTGTTTCTTGCACTAGTGGTTTATTAATATTTTCTTGTAGCAAATACAAGAATTTCTGTGCTGGGTGGTGATCATATAATATGTAAGTTAACGGAAGCAAATCTTCGCCGTTAGAATATGTTACTGTAATACCAGGCTTATTCCAATATACTTTTTCAGGCAATAAATATTCCATATGCAGTTAACTTCACTTACAAACCATCATCCAAAAAATAGGATTGATATTAATTATCAAATGGGTAACACTTGTAATTATGCCTGTTGGTACTGTTTCCCTGGCAGTCATGAAGGCACATATCGCTGGCCTGATCTAGAGTTAGCAACTAAAAATTTAGAACATATTATTAACTGCTATAAAAAAATTGGTAAAACAGAATTTCAAATAGACCTAATTGGTGGAGAACCTACACTATGGCCAGAGTTAATTAAATTTACACAACATTTTCGTAACCTCGGCTGTACGTTTCATTTAAGTACAAACGGTAGCAGAACTTTATCATGGTGGGAGAAAAATGGCGGTGAGTTTGACACTGTTTACATTAGTTGTCATCACGAACGTATTGATGTAGAACACGTTAGTAAATTAGCAGATATGTTATGGAGTAAACATAACAATGTTATTTGTGATGTGCTTATGGATACAAAGGATTGGGACACTTGTGTAACTATTGTAGATAGATTGTTAGAAAGTGAAACAAGTTTTCCTGTAAATGTTAAACCTATTAAATTAGGAAATACAACACAAGACACAACATATGAACAGTCGCAGTATCTACTAAACCAACGTAAAAGAAATCCTAAGCAAGACGAAATTTTTAAACCTAAGAAATCTAAACCTCCAGTGTTATTAACATATGAAGATGGTAGTACACAAGAAGTATCAAAAAACTATGTTCTAATAAACAATTTAAATAACTTTAAAGGTTGGAGATGTAACTTAGGTGTTGATACAGTGTTTATAAACTTTGACGGAAGTATAGGAAGTGTGTGCGGGAATAATATTTTAGGGTTTAAATCTGGAGAATATAATTTATACGATCCGCAACTAGCAGAAAAATTTAAACCTGTTATAAAACCTGTTACGTGCGAAAAAGAAAAATGTATGTGTCAAGTAGGTTTCTTACTTCCTAAACACCGCAAGTCTTAGAACAAATATCATATCTATTATCGTTGTTCCAACTTTCAGGCAAATACTTACTAAACCATTCGCTGTTTAGTATTTCTTCTAAACTGTAATCTTTTACATTTAACCATTCAATACTTGCTACGTCTACAGCATAAGGACTGTCCGGATTACGTGGATATCTATCACTTAAAAAATAACAGCATGGAAATACTTCGCCCATATGACTAATTTGTATTTTACGTTTTGCCTTCCATTTGCATTGAACAGTTGTTTTAGAAAAGTCTGTAATGTTTTTAATGCGTTCTACATTGTCAAGATGTTTTGAATCATATTTTATTTCACGTGCAGATTCTTTTTTGTTTGCTTTAAAACTTTCTATTGCTTTATTAGTTAAACTGTTAATAGCACTAAATGTATGTCCGCCATTAATTTCAAAACATTTAAAACCCATGTCAATGCTTAGTTGTTCACACTGTTCAATTTGGTGTGCGTTGTGTTCAAACACCAACATACGCCAACGAGCCATACCACCTGCTTCAATAAATGTACGAGCATTAGACATTACTTTATCCCATAACACTCCTCTGCGATATAAATGGTTAGTGTCTTCTAATCCGTCGATACTAAATGTAACATGACTACCAAAAGGAAAAGATTGTAATACAGTTGCTAGTTCTGCCCACTGTGTTCCTAATCCTCCGTTTGTGTGTATAACAACCACGGGTGGATTTTTGTAACTTGCTAGATGCTCTAGTGCTGGAATTAAATTTGGATTAAAGATTGGATCACCATAACTACCGTTAAAGATAACTTCTTTGATATTTAGATCCGGCGTAAAGATACTATACCAAGTGTCTAGTGTCATATGCTCTAAAGGCATACGAGGATTTACTGTAACTCCGTCTAGATTTCTACTGCAATTTCCGCACATTGAATTGCAATGACTTGTGAAATCAATTACAATCGTATCTAATTCGTCTGGGTGCAAGTAAGGCATAAGTATATTTATAGAATAAGTGCGTACTTAATTATGAAACAAGAAACATTATCAGAAGCAATAAAGAAAGCCAACCTTGGCGACAAGGTAATGGACGACAGTGCTATGTGTGCAATGAAATGGATTCATTGTTATGTACACCTTAATGAAGGCATTGTAAAGAATTGTCATAACGTGCCGCAACGTTTTATCACACAAGAAGAACTAGACAAGTATGGCAAAGATGTGTTTATGAAACACCCATACGAACTAGAGCGTAGACAAGAAAAACTAGATAACATAAGACATAAAGATTGTAGTGCTTGTTGGCGCAACGAAAAACGCGGAGTAAGAAGTCCAAGATTGCCTAGCAAGTATTTTGAGTTTCATCGTGGTCGTTTTGAAAATCCTGCAGATATGCTAGAGCCATTACCTAGTCAACTTGAAGTTTATTTTAACAACACCTGCGACTTAAAGTGCCAATACTGTAATGATGTATTCAGCAGTCAGTGGGAAGTTGAAAATCGCAAGTTTGAAGAAACACCAAGACAAAAGCACACAGCACCGGAAGGCTTTGCAGATACTTTTTATGAATGGTTAGATGATGCTGTTGACAATGTACTACAATATTATATTTTAGGTGGAGAGCCTTTAATACAAAATGAATTATATGATTATCTTGATAGACTAATTGAATTGTTTAAAAAGAAATCAAACAAGTTTAATATTAAACCTGTTATTATTTTAATTAGTAACGGCAATACTCCGGAAGCATATCTAAACAAGTGGTTTGAAAAGGTTACTGAGTTAGAAAAATATGCTAGTGTACAAATGGACATTAGTATGGAAAGTTACGGAGAGAAAGCAGAATTTATTCGCACTGGGTTAAACTGGGATAGGTTTGCTAATAATGTAAAACGTATTATGGAGTTTGCAGAAGGCAAAGACTTTAGACTACGTTTTAGTACAACTCACAGTGCATTAAGTATTACAAGTTGCTTAGACTTTTTACAATGGTTAAAGCAGTTAAAAGAACAAACAGGGTGTGATGTTGATTTAATTAGAAGCAATGTTTCATATCCGGTACACCTAGCACCTTGGATGCTAACAAAAGAGTTTAAACCTTACATTGATGATATTGTTAAATGGATTAACAAAAACGCACCTGAATGGAATTACTATGCCGACTTTATGAAAGCAATTAAAAAGAGTTTTGGAAAACATTCAAACTCGGATAAGATTGAAGTTGTTAAATGGGTAGAACGTACAAAGATAAGACGTAATCTAGATCTAGTAAAAACATTCCCCGAACTAGAGACGTGGTATAAGTATTGCCAAAATCATCGCTGATAAATATGGGTACAATATGAAGTACATATCAAATTACGATCCGAAACTAATTACACCACACTTTATAGATGGGTTGGAATATGACATTATTGAACTACCTTGGAAACTAGACATAGATAAACTACAAGAGTGGTACAATCAAGTAGACAGTACATATGACAACTTGTATTTTAGTTGGCGTAAAGAACAATACCTTAAAGACAAATATCATTTAAAAAACATCGAAACAGCATTTGCTGGAGAAGTAGGTGCAGAAGGTAGAGGCGTTCATGACGAAGGTTATCATATTGTGCGTTACATTAAAGAACAGTTTGAACACCCAGAAGAAATACTTGTAATGGAAGTTAGTTGGCCTGTTGAAAAAGATATTCCTTGTCCTCCTAAATGGGCAGGCAGAGAAGACCTATATCCTGAACTTGCTACTGACGCACCTAAACGTGTACAAGAAAAATTTAAGTTTGGATATTTTAAAGAACTAGTAGATTACTTTGGAGAGGATATTTTGCGTGATGTTAGTATTAGAAAACATCAACCAGATGCAGTATTAGGAAAACACATTGACGGTCCTAACGTACAGCGATTACATATTCCTGTAACAACCGGCGAAGGTGCTATATTTGCATACGGAGAAAATCTAGAAAGAGAATATAATTTACAGTTAGGTAAAGCATATATTATTAATGCCGCAGTACCCCACGGTACATTTAATCGTAGCGGTATTAATCGCAGTCATTTACAAAGCAAACCACATACAGATGCTATTGTTAAAATGTGTAATATGGAGGTAGTGCTTTGAAAGAACTAGAGCAGTACTGGCAAGAAAATAACAAGGAATACGAATTTAAGTATCCAGAGCAGTTCGATCCTAAATGGATTGTAATGGAAAGTGGCTGGCCTTTTTTTAAATTAAGTGCATTAGACAATCAACCTTGGAAAGAGATGCACATTGAGGCAGAAGCGTTACTTGAATATTTTAAAGATCACAGAACTGACTATGGAGAAGGTTGGAAGAGTCTTACACTACACGGACTTAGTGAAGATACACAAACACTAAACAGTTATGGCGATCGTGCTGAAACTATCAAACAGTTGGACTGGACTTGGGTAGCAGAACAATGCCCTGTAACTAAAAAGTTTTTAACAGATGTGTGGCCTGC